TCTCGAACTTATCTGCCGTTGCCGTTATCTTGCCATTCTCGATGTCGAAGCCAGTCCTTTTCAACCCTGACTCCAACTCGCCAGCCTCTGTCTTGTCGTAAGGCGAAAGACTCCAGCCACCGTATTCCGTTCCCTCCATTATCATCGGACGACAAAGGTGTATAGTACCATTCTTTAGTACAACAAGATCAACCTTGACGGCATACACGGAAGCAGGAGTCGTGAATGACCACTTGTACAGTGTCCACTCGTCAGTACTGCCGGTTGGAGTGAACCACTGCGTCGAGTATATGGAGAAAGTGCCGCTTGCCGAAGACTTGCCACTGACACGCATATACACCTCAGAGTCGGGTTTGGTGCGCGTTCTGAACCATACGCTGCACGTGTATCTGGTGTTTGCTTTCATTCCTGCGCAATCAAGACTGATACCTGCCCAGGTGTTGGCTGACGCGCCGACCGAACTGATGCGCAGGAAACGCGAACCGCCAACGCCGCCGTTATGAAATGTCACGGGATAGTTGCTGTTGTTTGTCGTGTAGCTGTCCCATTTGCGGAATGCCGAACCGACGATGCAGTTCTTTAAGTTCGTTGTCGTTTCGACCTGGAGCGAGATTTTCTCAGTTGACTGCTCAATCTTTGATATTTTATTACCCATCGCAGTCTGCTGTTGGGTAAGCGCGGTAATTCTATTTGCTGTCTGTGTGATTTGCGAGCTCATCAGCGTTATCTGTCCGTCCACCTCGCTCTTGTTGCCGTCGACCGTTGTTCTGAGTCCGTCCACTGACATTACAAGTTCCGCAAACGACTGCGTGCTCTTTATCTCGCCATTAGCATTGCGCGTAATGAACCTAAACTTATCGGCTATGGCGAACATCTCTTTGCGCGACAGGACAAAGACCTCCTTGTTTTCTAACGAGTAGCTATCTACGCCTTCGTACATCTTTAATGATGGCGCATCCGCTCCGTATGCCGACAAAACAACGACCGACTGGCGATCTGTGTCATAGACGTTGCCCATCTGTACAAGCTCGTCACCTGCCTGCGGAACGTCGCTACCCGTATCTCCGAAATCAGCAAGCACATCAATGAAATCTTTGCCTACCTTGTACACCTTGCGCCAGTAGTATCTGTTCTTCACGTTCCCATTCACGCCCTTCTTGACGTTGAACGTCTGGCAGCGCACCAGGTCGCCCTCGACGAACTGGTTCTCTATCTCTTCGTCGCCTTTCTTCTGCGAGAAGTAGCAGCGGTAAACATTGTAGCGCAGAGGAAGTTCTTCATATTCGGGAAGATACACACCCTTCTCAAAATAGACTACATTGCTAATCTTCATGGCAGCAGGCGACAGGACTATCTCGCCGCCGACGCTTTGCAGCTCGCGTATCACGAGCTTCACGAACTCCGCAGCCTTACGCACAAGGAGGTGGTCTACCTCCAGGTAGCTGTCCTCGCTGTCAGAATACTTGCCAAGCTTGAAGCCAGAGCCGAGCGCACCCGAACGGAACGCCGCCGACACAACCTCTTTGAGGGTGGCGATGCCGTCAGAGGAGATGCCTAAACCGTCACTTCCTAAAAGCAATGATTTCAATGTAGCTACACCTTCTTCTGTAATTGCGTGCTTTGTATCTTCACTGCCAAATGTTGCGCCTTTTGCAAAACGTATTATCTCTTGCGCGACATCTGTAAATTCTTTTGAAAGAAAGTGTTTAATACCGTATTTTGATACAAGCGATTCGAACTGCGCGACGCTATAACCGCCACCACTGCCACTGCCGCCGCCGTTAGCGATTATTGATTGTACGTCTTCTTTTAATTGCGAAACAGCGCCTTTTATGACCTTGTTTCCAACCGTTATCTCTTGGATATAATCAAAATCCAAGTTTGTCGAAAGTCTTAAAACACGAGTGTCAAGTCGCTGCCCTTTGCTTAAAAACGAAACCTTCTGCCCAATTTGCAATCTTGGTCTTTGGTCTTTAAATACATGTGGATAAGACTTGACTGTGTAATTATTCGTGTCAGACAAAGCGAGTATTATATCTTTCTTCGCCGCTTCCAAAAGTTTCTCCTGCGCCGACACTTTGTAAGCGTCAGCCATAGCAATGTTGTACAGGATAACCTTATTGCACTCGAATGTTGGCAGAGCCTTACCTTTGGGTATTATCAACTGCTCTTCATTCGTTGGGATTATAATATTATTGTCCTCTTGATATATTATTTCATAGTCGCCTTCTTTGATGTTGAAATTGCCAGTTGAGCAATCGTCAGATTCATGCGAAGTTCTTGATTTTGTGTGATAGGTCAGCTCAAAGCCAACATGATCGCCGTTAGTTCCCCTGCCAGCAAGAGGTGTTGACAATGCGCCTTCTTCAAAATTGGGTTCAAACGAGCAGGACAAGGTTTTTCCGTTAATCTTCAAGTCGTCCGTGATTACAAAATCATACCAATAATATGTGACGCCGTCTTTAACCGTGCTGTTAATTGCTTGCTTGCCCGCCTCTTTGCTTTTTGTGCAGTAAGCGAGGCGCATAAACCAAACCGTGAATGTCTTGTATTCAAGCACGTTGTCTTGTTCGTCAGTTCGTAAGACTATCGGTTTGTTCGTTTGTGGGTCAAGAACGTATTTCTTGCGTCCTCGAACATCGTAAACGTAGGTGTCAAGAGATGGGTAAATATCAGGAAAATTCAGCACCTTTGTAAATTTAGGCAATGTTTTGTCCGTACGCAAATCCATAACAGAAAACTCGTCTACGCTGAATTGTACTGGGCTGCCATCAATAACCATCAAACCATCACCTTTAGCGAGTTGCAATCTTATGTCGCCCGACGAAACGTTTTCGTTTTTATCATTTACCTGCGTAATATTCCGCGCACCGCCAAAGACCGCGAAGGCGTTGTAATATTCATCGCTGCTTTCTGTAACGGAAGGAACGCCCACGTTTTCACCGACGCTTAATTTGAATTTTTCTGCACTGTCAATAGACACCTTACCAAGGTAAACAATCTCGTCGTCGTAGTCAATATGCCATTCACACTCATCGCCAGCGGCGTTTGATATTGCTGTTAAAGCAGACAACACATCGTTGTCGCTAAAGCTTACGCTTATAGAATTATTCATCGCGCCTGACAAGATAGCCTTCCATCCGCATTTGCCGAATTTGATATTGCTGTTAAGGAAAGCACACACGTTTTCCATCATGCCTTGAGGCGTACCTACAAAGCTCCAAATCGTTTGATTTATATCCTCGTTTTGTGAGTTTTTGGTTTTGATGTAAAATGGTATTTTCCCGAGCTGCATCTTTGGGTGGTGGAACTCTACGGCGTACTTCCACGACATTTCATCTACTTGTGTAGGCGTGTAGGGTTCGAGGAGCATGAACTTCTGTGTTACGCTTCTCGTTCTGTCAATATAATACGTGTGCTCTATATACGCGCCCATTGGCAATACAACCTTGACGGTCGCATTGAACGAAAGAGAAATGTAGTCAGACTTAGACAGTTCTTCTTCTCTTTTTGCTTCTTTTGTTACAAAGGCTTGCATCGAAATGCTGCCATCGGGGTTGTATATATTAATCATATTTTTAGTCGGTCTTTCGGGTTAGGCTCTACGAGCTTCAATGTAAAATTACCTTTTTTCAGTCCGTAATCTCCAAATTTTGTGCACTGCGTATAAACAAATTTGAAAACACGTTTCAAAATAGGGACTTTCATACAAATCTCTCCGCTGTAGGCTATCTTATCAAAGAGTTTTTCCAGCTTATCAAGATAATCATCCTCTGTCTCACCTTCTAAAAACATAGGCAAATCTATCTCTCTTTGATTTACCTTGGTGCAGTCCGCTGTCGCAACCATCGAGATACCGTGCTCAAGCCGACTGTCATTGCTTACGTAGCTTTTTACAGGTGCTGGCGTAAGCAGAGCTTCGCGCCACCCTCGTATGAGGGTAACGCCAAACTCATTAAGGTCGACATATTTTGTGTCGTCTTCGCCCAAAAGCTTTATAAATGCTTGATTTTTCATATTAAATTCTCTCCTTCATTAACTTGTACATGTTTGCGATGTTTTCGTTTATACCTGTAATAGGCTCAGTGTTTTTTGCAATCTGTTGCAACTGATTCAAGCCCTGATATTGCATATCTCGTATTTCGGATATGTTGTCAGACATCTGCATTTGATAACTACAAATCACTTCGACATTAGAGTGTATGTTTTCGCGTGTAGCATTACCTTGTTCTACGGCGCTTTGCACAGCGTAGCCAATGCCAATCAGTGTGCTTGCTTGGTCGGCTGTTATAGCCTCGATAGCCTTGCCGGTCGCCGACTGGGAAGATTGCTCTCCATAGCCAGTAAACTGAGCCAGCTCGTCGCGCATTTTCATGCCTTGCTCGAGAAGTTTCTGCTGTCTTTGTGCAAATTCTTCGGCTCTTGACTTGTACGTTTCATTTTTCATAGCTTCTGCCATGTCGTCATACAGCTTTTTTAAACTGTCGCCGTTTGGGTTGTTTTCACTGCCGTTGATTAGCTCATCAACGCTAAGATTAAGCAATGCCTGTTGCATTATCTTCGAGAAGTCGGAAGCAAAGTCCTCTGCGTTCTTATCCATATCCATCAACGCGCTTATAAAGCTATCCTTCATGCTGTCAAAAGAAATGCCGTTAAGCTTTTCCTTTATCTCGTCAGCCATATCTTGTGCAACATTGCCGAAGTCGTTGACATATTGATTCAGCATGTCGCTCAGTTTGTCTGAACGACCGCCTTTGCCACCTTCTTTGTTGTACTCGTTAAGAATCTTCGCCCAGAGTTCCGCTCCGTTGTCACTGTCGATAATTCTTTGCATCTCCTCTGCGCTCAAAGAAAGAAAGTCGCCGCTCGTCTTAACTTTTTTGCCCAGAATAGCAGAAACCTGCTTCATCGCGTCTTTCCACCCTTTGTTGTCCTCAACGGATGCAGCAAGGTTGGAACGCCATGCGCCGTGCTTCCACGTTTCGTAAATCATCTGCTTAGAGGTGTTCTGTTCAAGCTCCTTTGTCTGCTTTTCCTTTTTGTTTTGGGCATTTAGGATTTCGGAGAGCGAATTTGACTTCTCTATCTTATCGCTCAAATTGTCAATTGACATCTTTAAAGCTTCGTTGCTTGTGTTCAGCTTATCAATCTTGCCCTCCATTTTAGCACTGTTGTCACCAAAGATGTTGCTTATTGTGCCAAAGGAGAGCGTATCGAAAATGCTTGTTACTCCATCAAACACGCTTTTCAGTATGCCTGTAACCGTCTTTGGAGATAGTGCTGTTTTTATCAAGCCGTTTACAGCTCCTAATATCGTGTCTATGAGACTTGACACTAAATTTTCCAGACCATCTTTAAGAATATCCAAAATGCCAAGAGCAGCAGATACTATTTCGCCAGCCATGCCGCTTTCGCCGAGCACTTTCGTAAGAGTTTTAGACACCTTGCTGTTGCTACCGAATAACTCCGTAGTCATTTTAACAAGACTGTTCGCTGCCTTGTCCGTAGCTTTACCCCCAAACAGCTTATCAAGCCCCATAAGAGCATCGCCAATTCCTTTTAATGTTCCACTTGTAAGACCAGACAAACAGCTTTCAAGCTGCTGAAATTGATTAATAGCTCGCTGTGAAGACGTTTGTAAGTCGGTCGTTGCCTTAACGACAGCATCTTTGTTTTCTTTCGTGGCGTCAGCTGCTTCTGACATTTGATTCTTTAACTTGTCGACAGTTGCCGATGCGTCAAGAATATCTTTTTCGTTGCCGCTTTTTTGGGCGTTTTTCAAACGTTCCTCGGCTTCCGTGAGTTCTTCTGCTATCTTTTGCTCCTTTTTTTGAGCTTCAGCATAGCTACGCATAGCTTCTTGGTATGTCTTTAAGTCGTCTGATATAGTCACGAAAATATCGCTATCCCACAGCGTGCCAGTTTTTTGCAGCTTACTTACAAGCTCCCATATCGTTTTCTTTTCGTCGACATTTTCTGTTTTGCTGGCGAGCTGCTTGAGCGATTTGATTGTGGGCTCCAGCTGGTCTTTAAACATCGTTCCGAAGTCACCGAAAACGCTTCCCCAGTCGATGTTTTGCTTTACCGCTTCCAACTCAACGTTTGCAAGACTTGATTTTTTCTGCTCTTCGAGAAGTTTTCGTTGATTAGACGATGTTGCTTTAGCTATCTTTTCGTCGTATTCCTTTGCAATAGCGTACTTCTGTTCCTGAATAGAACCAAACTCTTTAAGATAGTCGTAGTAATACTGCAACTGTTCTCTTAGGTACTTTCGTTCGCTTTCGGCGTTTTCAACAAGGAGCGTGTCCTTTTTGGTCTGTATATACTTCTGCTGCTCGCTTGTAAGACCAACTTTCTTGTCGAGCCCTAATGCGTAAAAACCCTCTTTTTTCTTGTTCGCTGGGTCTTTCTCATAGTTAGCCTTCGCCGTGTCGATGTTTTTCTGCTTAAGTTGCTCTGCTTCTTCGTCAAGCTGATGCATCTTTTTTTCAAAATCAAGCGCTCTTTGACGGCGCTCCTTTTCGGCAACATCCTTTTCTTTTGCTATACCATTTTCTTCTTCCGCAACATACAAATTCCATCTCTCCTTGCGCTTGCGTGCTTCTTCTTTAGCTTGAAGCTCTGCTTGCTGGTCGCGATATTTGCGTGCTTCTTCGCCTTTGTCGTCGCCAAAACCGCCGCCTAAATCAGTATTTGTATTGTTGGGTTTTTGATTTAACGCGAGAGTGTTTTTTTTGTTCTCTTTGTAAAAATAGTTATAGATGCGATTTTTTTTAAATTGGGAGTAATTTTGTGGGCTGTTTTCTATAGCATTTTTAACGGCATTCATACCTGCGTTAAACATACCTACGGCACTAATACCTTGATAGCCTTTTTTTGAGTTTGGCTTATATTTGTTGCGAGCCTTTGCAACGGCTTTGTTATAGATTTTTTGTAGTGCGTCTCTTTGTTTTTTGTACAAATCGACATCCGCCCCTTCTGCGATTGTGTTTCCTGCGAGGTTGACATTAAAGCCACCTGTACCAACAAAACCGATTGATGCCTTAGACCGACCTTTTTCATTATCCATGACTTTTAGATAATGTAGCACATCAGCAGTCTCCTGTGCTCCACCCGTGATTATTCTAAAAAATTTCAGAATATTTGTGAGTACGGGCGTAAGATTGGCATTCAAGCCTGTTAAAAAGCCGTTCCATTCATTTTTTAAAGCCGCCAAATTAACGGAGGCGCGAGAGCTTAAGTCGCTAAGGAGTTCGTTTTTCGCATGAGCATCTTCCAGTTTTTTTCCGTATTGTTCAATCGCATCCGCATTTTTAATAAAATACATAGCCACGGATCTGTTGCGAGCCATGAATTTAGACGCAACATTCTCACCTCTCTCATAAGCATCTTTAAGGTTTTTCAGAGCTGTAACCATGCCAACTACTGACGGGTTGTACTTGTCTTGCAGTTTCGACATGCTCATAAGTAGCATTGAAAATTTGGATGCTGCTTTGTTTGCGTCGCCGAACTGTCCGCTTGAATAGCCAATCAGTGTAGCCATTTCTTTAAAGCCTATGCCATACAGTGACGCTGTTGAACCAGCGGAAGCGATAGCGTCGGACATTTCCCCAAATGAACTTACCGAATGTTTTGACGCAGACGCTATGATATTGCTCATTTCCGAAGCCTCCTGTGCCGTCATGTGGTATTCGGAAGCCATTTTAGAAATGGCTTTCGCACCTTCTTCGGAGGTTTTCCCAGTTAATGCTCCGTATTCATTCGCACTCTTTATCATTTGAGTAAGAGCACCAGGCGCATCTTTAAGCCCATCCCATACCTTTACAAACTGCAAAGCAGCGTTCGCCATGTCTGCGCACGATTTCGTTGTTGTCGCCGTCAATGCTAAGATATTCTGACGGACATCTTTTATTTTGTCGGTATTCATGTAATGGTCTAAGGGCTGTAAGGCTACGCGAAACGCCTCTGCCGCTTTAGACGATTCAAATAAGCCTTTTCCTACAGCTGCAATGCCAGCGCCCCAAATGCCAATTTTACCGACGAATTTAAACAAACCCGAGAAATCACCCTTCATCAAACCACTAAAAGAGCTTTTAAGCCCCCCAAATATACCTTTGACTTTTGACGAAGATTTTTCTGCTTCTTTGCCAATGCTTTGAGTTTCTTTTGCAGTTTTCTTCGCATTCTCGGCAGCATCTTTAAATGAACCAGTTAAGTTATCTCCATTTTGGATGCGTTTAGCAGCTTCAAGTTGTGCGTTGTATTCCTTCAAGTTTTCATTTAAACGATTCTGCTCTTGTCCCCAGTCGTTTACTTGTTTTTGGAGTTGCGACACCTTTTGCTGCGCTTCGCTGATGCGACGATTATAATAAATTGCGCCTCCGTTTGCACTTTCTTCTGGAGTAAGATTAGCAAGCGCTTGTTTATACTCCTCGATTCGCGCTTTTTGTTTTTCGATTTTAGCTGTTGTTTCTTCAATATTTTTACTAAAATCGGTGGAATTAAGGGTGTCTTGTATCTCTTTTATCGCATTCTCATACAATTTTATGTCAGAACGAAGTTCTTTAGCGCTTTCGCTTTGCATTCTCTCTATGTCGGCTCGTCCTGCCGCCACGGACATATATTCACGCAAAGACTCTGTTAACTGTTGCGTTGCTTGTGCATTTTCTCCTTTCGCTGCCGTATTTGCAATAGCCGCAGCCGTAGATGCGGTGTTAGCTCCAGCTTCCGCTGTCACTGCCGCTGCTGCCGTAGATGCGCTTGCGACCACAGCAGCATTTGCTACCGACTGAGCACTGTTCGCCCCTGTGGTTGCCGTAGACAATGCGCCTAATGCTTGGTAGGCTCCACTTACTTCTGATATGGAGTTTTTAACAGTATTGTATGAATTTGATAGCTCAACAACATCTTCTTTTGCAAGTTGTAGAGATTGTTTTTGTGCATCAAGCTGCTTTGTTAGCGCATCAAAAGCGCCCGTTCCTTTTTCTGTTTCAGCTAATTTTTCATTAAGCTTCGATATTGTCCCTTCAATAGTCTCTACGCGCTTGTTTGCGTTGTCTATCATGTCGGGCACATTCTGTATACCTTTAGACGCTTCATCCATAGCAGATTTCAGAGTCTGCATAGCTTGCTGCGTTTTGGTTGCCAAATCGTCGTCAGATTTAGCAATGTCATTTAGGGCTTTTGTCATTCTTGACGATAAAGCGTCAGTGTCGACTCCAACACGGGTTAAGCTATCGCAAAGCTTGTCGAGCGAAGACTGAATATCAGAAATATCCATCTGCCCACTAATACCAAGTATATCTTCTGCCATAATGTATATTGTGTTATCACATCATATCCATAAAGAAGTCTGATGCGTGTATTGATTTATTTATTGATTTGCAAGTGCCTATTTCTTCCTTTCTCTTTTTGTCGCTACCTTCATCTTCTTTTTTGTTTGGGTCATCCCATGAAGGTATGGAGCGGTTAAGAAGAATGACATTAATGTATGAGCGATTAAATACGACCTCCTCGTAACTCATACGAAAATACTTCATTACTCCTCCGATGATTGCCCACGGCGAGTCGTTGTCGGCTCGGTCATTGCTATTGTTTGGGAGAGGAAAGTGATAGAGGTCAAGAAAAAATTTACGTTAAAAGAGTGACTTATAAACTGGATAAGGTCATTGAAAGCATTGACATTAAGACGCTTGGTTATATACCGCCTCCAAAGGCAACGCTTCCATGTCTTTCTAAACGCACAAATAACAAATATTTCACACATAAGGCGAGCATCGTTGCCGTGTGCGATAGTTTCTTGCAACACATTTATTTTGTCGCCGGGCTTCCAGCTTGGCTTTTTAATGTCGTTTGCAACGGCAGCCATTTCATAAATCTGCATAAATGTCAAAGGTTTAACCTCGAAACTAAACCTGCCGACCTTTATCTTTGTTGACTTTTCCATGAGCGTTTCCGCTACATGTTTTTTCTCTGATGTTTTCATATAGTTGTATGCTTAAAATAAAGGCGGCGCGGCTTAGAATTTCTCCTTGCCTCGCCGCTAATTAACGATTTGAAATTATATAACCTATGCGAATACTTAAAGCTCTTTATCGATCTCTGTCTTAACGTCATCGAGGTATGCCCATCGATGACCTGAAACCTTCTCGCCACTTGCATCCATTACTGCCATCTGACGGAATTCAATGTTAAGATTTGGAAGACCGGTCTTGCCAATAGAGCCACTACGGGTGACAGTAAGCTTCATTTTCGCCCATTGGAATACCTTTGCAGGAATGTCGTCGAGTACCTTTGTCTTAATCTGTACAGCCTTGAACACCTGTGTTTCCGTTGGTTGCTCGTTGTTCCACTTTTGGTCAGTTGAAGTAAAACCAAGGATCTCTTTATACGTTTCAGGCGACATATCGTATGTCTGAGCCGTGAAGCCTTTGGTTGCTGCCGAAGAAGTCAATACTGCATACGGGTCTTCTGAGTCCTCAATTTCAACGTCTGTTGTAGATGCCGCGCTGTCATTAAAGCTCAAAGAACCCTGTACAATAGCCTTAAATTTAAACGGAAAACTGGTAGGATAAGCTCCATTTTCCGCAGGGGTGGCGATTGCAAACTCGTCAATGCCATACACACCGTCTTTGCCTGTCTTTGCCATATTTTAGTTCTTTAAATTGTTATACGTTACTTTGAATTTCAGATTGATATAATATGTGTTATCGTCGTCTTCTGTAGGCAGCGAGTCGGAATAGCTATCAAAATATGCACCACCAAGGTATGTGCTGTTTTCAAACAAGGCAAGAATTGCTTTTGCTTGCGTTGTGAGTTTTTTTGTATTCGGTTCGTCAGAGGCTGTTCTTCGCACATGCACGTTTACGTTAATCATGCCGTTTTCTATCTCACTTTCGTGCACAAACGGCAAATGATTAATAACAATATAACTGTCAGAATCAAGCTTTTTAGGCCGTTTGTATTTAAAAACGTTTCCTTTTTTCACTCCTATCTTCGACAGATTATTGCAAATGTATTCGTACATCGCGCTTACAGCGTCGTCACCTATTATCATACCTTGCGTTTTATAGCCACAATTTTAAATACCGTCGTTTGAGGGTAACAAACCCTTTAACTTCCATTTCCTTCTCGATTGTGCCGTCTTTTTTTGTTATTTTTACATTGTCGCCTTCTGTTGGTAGCATCTTGTATTTCTGCTTTGACAGCGGTGCTATCACCTCGTAGGCATATTGATATTTACTGCCGTCGTTCAACGTAATAAGGCGTGCTTTTGTGTTCGGGAAGATTAAGCATTTGCCAAAATCAAGAAAGCGTGTTGCCGTTGCTTCAATCGGATTGCCATGCGCGTCGTAGCCGCTGCCGACATTTTCGTTTTTAACATCAAAATCCGGCTCTCCACTATCTTTCATATCGTAGAACACGCCGCCTATTTGAACATACCCAACGTTGTATATTTTGAGCTGTACTTGCAGTTTATCCTCGAAGTTCATACATCCACCCTCCTTACCAAACCTTTACGCTTTGCAACCAATAGCCATCAGAGTCTGTATTAAGAACAAGGTCAGCACTCAATCCTGCGTCCTTGGCAATAGATTTTATCATATCGTCAATCAGCTCGTCATCGTTCTTGTAGCTTTGCGATACGCCGCCCACATTCTCGCTTGAAAGTGTACGCATTTTGTAAAGTATGCGCATTGCAGCATACGCTACAGGCTTCTTTACAGCCACACTGTATGCGTCATCGACGCTTTCCGAGGCACCGAATTTATCGGCAGCGTCGATAAACATCTTCTCCAACGCCTCGTCCGACGTTGAGAAAGGCTGAATTTCGCTTGCGATGGCTTCCGAGATTGTCATGCTACCTTGTCTTAATACTACAACTATAACTACTACTACATCTTTTAAATTTTACCCCAAGGCTACGATTATACCGTAGTCTTGAGGATATAGAGGTCGTTGAGACCGTTGAACACAGGCTGCGCCCACATATCATAGTTGATATGATAGCCAGTCTTATCACGCCAGTAACCAACGAGGTTGTCGTCGTGCGTAGAGTAAGAAACGTTTGGAATCGGGTCTGCCAGCTCCAATGCGTCCGAAATCTTCATAATAGCCACACTTTCAGCGCACTGAGCAACCACGCGGTCATCCGCAATAAGGTTGTGTGTCGTGCCGTCGGCGAGGGTCACAAACTGGTCTTCGTCAACCTGAATTGTCGGGAGCAAGATAGAACGCAGATAAGTGTTCACCTGCTCAGTTGTGAGCATCGGAACCGCTGGATTGAGTTGTACCGTGCCAAGGTTGAGCTTAAAGGTGTCTTTTATCTCCTTAGCCTTGCACATCTTGTAGAATGTGTTTTCAGACATGCGGAGCTTGAGAATCTTGCGACCGTGCGCCTTTGCCTCGTCCTTAAGCTTCTTGATGTCCGCGAACGGAGTTGCAGTTTCCTCGCCCCATGATGCTGTAACGGCGAGCTGCTTAATGCCGAGGTCAAAGGTGTAAGACACGTTTGCCTTAGCGTTGTTTGTGCGAGAGACGGTCTGTGTGCCCAGGTAAAGACCTTCGAAATAAAGCATATCAAGACGCTTGTGCGGGGCAATGACCGCACGCTCGAACGGACGGAAAGAGAGCTCAATAAGCTTGTCGTACTGCGCATTAAGCTGCGCCTGCGTATAGTTGCGACCCTGGGCATCACGATAGCGACCCTCGAGCTGATGCATCTGGTCGAGGTAGTCGTTGTCGAGTTCCCACTCGTCACCGTAGCGACCAACCGAACCTGTGAGCTGACCGAAATCGGGCATGTGGTGAACAGGTCTTTCAGCGTTCTTGGCGATAACAGAACCAACCATTGCAGCTGTGTATTCAGCGAGGTTAGCCTGATAAACCTTGGCTGCGCAATAGTCCACCTGCTTAATCTCGTTTTTCCACAAAGCCTTGTATGTTGAGGTCTTCATGTTCTCGTCAATATAGGTCTGAAAAGACTTAGGGTCTAATAGCTGCTTCAATATACTATTCATACCTTTCTATATTTTTAAAGTTTCCTGTGTTAATACTTACTGAATCTTGAACAAAGCGATGCCGTTTGCGTTCAAGCCTTCCTTGATGTCGCTGTTAATCGGGTAGGGCAGAGAGTCTTCCTCGACCTCCATCACACGCAGAGTCGGCTCTACGACCTGCGCAGCATCGGGGTCAAGCTCCTTTGTCGCGTATGCAAAGCCGAGAAGAATATCCTTGCTCTTGTCGTAGTCAGTAACAACGGCGCCCTCTGCGAGCTCTGCATCAAGTCCAGCTGAAAGTGTTACCGTGTCGCCACTTTCTGTTCTTACAATAGAAGCAATCTTCTTGCCGCCGATTGTGTCGCCTTCCTTGTAAAGACAGCCAGCAGAGAGCTTGACGGTCTTAGCTGCGCTTGCTGCCTTTTCCGCTACCTTTGCTGACTTAACAACGACTGCCTTACCTCCAGTGCCAAGCTTTACAACAGCGCCCTTAGGAAGCCATTTCAAGCCAGCAGGAAGATTGCTCTGGTCGAGGTCATAACCGCCCTGTCTGCGGACACACATTTCCTCCCACCAAGAAGCCTCCTTGATACTTGTCGGCTTTACCTTCTTGAAAAACATTCCTTTATAAGCCATAATTGAGAATTTTAGTTGTTTTATATATTGAGATTATGATGCGCCCTCGGGCTTGGGAGTGTTACGCTGCGCGAAGCCTTCCATGCGCTTGATAAAATCATCCTGCTCGGACTGTGGAGTACTTGTTTTCGGTGCAGAAACAAATGTTCCGTCTGTGACAAGCGCTTGTTTCATTGTTGTGAAATCATTGTTAATCTGCTCCACAACACTGTCGAGGTTTTCCTCTTTGTCAAGTTGATAGCGTGAACGGAATACTTCGGGCACGTTCTTTAGCTTCTCATTACTTTGCAGCAACGCTGCGAGTCTTGTGCGTTCCTCGCGCTCTTTGTACGGAGCGAGAGCGGCTGCGACAGCCTCGTTTACAGCCTTCTGCTGGTCGTTCTTTACCTCGGCAATCATCTTTGCTACAGCTTCGGCTGTAAGCGGAGTTCCTGTTGCTGGCGGAACTGGAGGAGCCGGTGTGTTTGTCGGAGGTGTCGGAGTAGCCTTTGGGTCTACCCAGCCTTCGTACTTCTTCGTTGTTTCGCTCACGGCTCTATTGAACGCCGCTTGCATCATACCAACATACGGCTCCACGGCTGTAATAGCTTCAGTAACATTCTCGTCTGTTGACTCATCTGTTAAACCACGACCTGCGACAATCAGGTCTACCAGCTTTGCAAGTTCATCCTTCTTCAAACCGTACTTCGCGAACGACGTTTTGCAAGAAGCAAGCACTTTCTCTTTAATTGTCATACTTTATTCTGTTTACGTTAATGGAAAATTTTATCTAACACAAAATTACTTTATAAAGTTATATTGATAAAATAATATTTATTTTCTGTGTAAACAAATTGTACTTTACATTATTTTATATACCTTTGCAGCTATAATTCATTATAAACTCAATCGCTATGAAGAAATTTTTATTTGCACTGATTTCAGTCGCGTTAATGTGTGTGGGTTGCTCGTCGGACAATGATGATGCTAAAGAAAAGGAAAGTCAAAAGTATGTGCTTAAAAACACAACATGGAGTTCGATAAAGAAAATTGAACACACAACATTCGGCATTTTTGTAGACAAAGAAGAGACAAACACAGAGGTAGTCACAAAGCTACAGCAAATATCTGGCTTGGAATACTCAGAAAACACAAAAACGGAGGGAAAAGAGGTGTATTGGAACGTGTGCAATAGTAACGGTCACGATGCCGACACAACAATAGCAATGACATTTTCCAATAACAGGTGTATTTTTGAAATGGAGGTAAAAAGGAAATGTGTCAAAGCTAATTTAACACAAACAGAAAAACAATACAAGTTTAAGGAAGGAGAGTTTTTTGTAAAGGTAGGATATAGCAGCTACGAGAGCTTCTTTGTACGTAAAGATGGTGTATATCGAGCTAATGGATATTTGTTTTTATTATTGGATGGAAATGGTAACGTAACTTACGAAACCCAGTACAAATATGCAGGCATACAAGATTATGATGTAGATGTTGACAAATATTCTGTTACAGCTGATTTTTCTGTTTCTGGCAATGCAATAACATTCTCATACATAGATAAAAATGATAAGAAAGTAATGTTTGTGGGAACTATTGCTGATAATCTACAGAGTATCATATTTAACGACAACCCTTTGGTGTCCAGTGTGAAATCTGTCGGCAAACAATAAAAATATAACAAAAAAGACGTAGTATAATTTAATGTACTACGTCTTTTTTATGCCAGCATTTTAGATACTACAATACCGCGTTTCATTGAGTGTCGCACCTATGTTGACAGCGATTGCATCTTGCATGGAGTGCATCATGGCGACCGTTGCATCTATTACGTTCTCGCCCTCTGTTTTGTCTTCGTACAGGGCGATAGCCCGTTCTTGTAGTTTTGCAAAGTCACGCAAAAGTAGGAGCATCTCCTTGGTTGTGTTACTGATTGTAAAATTCTCCTTATTGTTGTTTAATGTGTTCTTTTCCATTTCGTGCGTTGTTTAAAAAGTTGTTGTGTAGGTTTACTTGGCGATGTTGCCGTTAATCTCAGCAAGAGCGAGCTTCACGTTGAAGTTGTTTTTAAAAAGGGCAATAATGAAGCGTCTGCCTCGCTGTGTCCAAACAGTGTAGACCTTGGTATGTGTGCCACCATTGCTGCTTGGAAAGGTGTAGGTGTTGGTATCGTGCAATTTCCAACCTTTGTAAGGCTTGTGCAAATTCCATTGACCTGACTGTTTGTAGATGATGTTTGCTTGACAGAGCTTGTTGTGCAACTCCTGTGCTGTAATGCCGAGGTCGAGAGCTACTTGGCTTGATGTCATACAATCCTTTGAATTGAGTGTCTGGTCGTAGTATTCAACCTTCGGTGTATCCTTGGCGATACGCTCGCCTTGTGCTTCGATAACTTGTTTGCTTTGGCTGTTCTCACATTCAAGTTCTTTAATGCGTTCCTCGCGGCGTGCGAGTGTTTGCTGCGCCACAAGTACAGCGCGAGCCATGATGTCCTCGGGTGTGTCTGCGTCGGTTGAAGCAATATAGCCGCCCTTTGTGCGGATTTCGTGTAGGATTTTCTTTACACCTTTCTTAAACTGCTTGGCGATAGGCTTGCGAGAAGACATAAGTACTTCATACAAGCCATCTTCGGTTAAGAATCAGGTGCCGCCACTACGACTGCTTAGGTTTAACTTAAGCACTTCTTCTTTGTCTACCCTCTCTATAAGAGTTGTAACATTTTTAATACCGAGCCAATTCATTAAATCATTTGCTCGAAACAAAGGACGTTCGACCGACCCCCATACATCAATTTCCTTATCAAGGAAAGTTGATTTGTTGATAATTTTTACCTCGTTCATTTTGCTAAGATTTTTGAACGTAAAACTAAGCAGACACATAAAGGGCGTACTGCTACCCTCTGTTCAATCCCTCTTAGCTGAATGGGACGCATACACCATTACAATGTACACGAGGGGCAATACGCCTATGTCGTATTTCCAAGAAAGTCGAGCATAAAAATGCTCTCCCAATGTTGGAAGAGCCGCTAACCTCAACCAACTAAGATTTTTTGAACGCCACAAAATTATAATATCTTTTGTAATGTACAAAATATTATCTTGTTTATTTTCCAAATTAAATGGAATTTTAGTGTTTTTATTAATGTTTGCTGGGTAGACTAAATAAATTAATAATAATATTTAATGCATGCCGTCGCAGTTTATAAGTTTACTTGCGGCGGCGAAGCTTTCGTTTTAGAAATAATCAAACCATTTTGATTTGTTGTCAAGCTTAATTGTTTTGCAGAATTTCATAATCGTCGCAGCAACATCGCTCGCACTGTGCAACCTTTCGTCTTCGCTGCTTAGCCAATTATTCTTTTCATGGTCATATACTTTCTTATATTGGACTTCATAGCCATCCGTGTCCTTTGTAGAAATAATCGTACCAACAGGTCGATATGTATTTCCTTAAAAAGCATAGGCACCGTTTGAAAGCTTGTGCTAATTAATTTGTCAAACTTCTCATGCTTGTAGTCCTCGCACTGTTCAATTGACAGCTGTACATTGATGCCCAAACGTTGAAGAGTCAGCTCAATGTCGCTAATGATGTAGTTTACAATTTCTTTGTTTAAAACTTCTGTTGTCATTGTTGTATCTCCTATTTTAATTATCTATTAATTTTAACGCCACAAAATTAATAATTTATTAGTAAACGGCAAAATAAATAATAGAAAATCTTTAATATTTAATATATTTTTTAGTTTTAAGCTTTCGGATACAAAAAATGCGCGTCATAATCCTCACGACTACAACACGCATTAAAGCCATGCAAGCTCCCCAGTGATTAAGTACATGGTTGATTGAAAAAGTTTTCATAAAAAAGAAACACCACTCTTAATTTGCGAGCCTACGATAAAATCGAAACACAGCCTTTTGTAACAAAAACAAGTAAAATCAATAGCAGGATTCGCACCTGCAAGCCGCCCTTGCACGGCTTATTTATGTTATATTATTTTACTCCCGATGAATTAAATCCGTTGCCGCCACGCTTCTTGTCATTGTTTTCTTTGTCATCATTTTCTTCCTTTTTGATGACACCACTTACAAAATCCGTGTTCGGTATTTCCACAATGTGCATCTACGCCATCTCTATCAATACTGCTGGTGCTTTGACGAGCGAACTTGTACCTTGTATGATATTACCTGCTCCCTCCTTGTGGTAATGCGTAAGAATGGTGGCGCACACTTGGGGGGATGGGGAATTTAAGATTTGCAATCTAATCATATTCTATCAATACAATGGTGTGCTGTCCGTGCTCGTCGTAGAGTCCTGCCCATCCGTCGTAGCGTGCGGACAGTGCGGTGGAGTACCCCCGACGTGGGCAGAGTTGCGATGTGCGTTGCACAAAAGGAATTTGGTTAATCATACGTTATCAATACCATATTGTCTTTGCCTACTGAGGTGAGGGTGTTGGTTGTACCTCCAACGTTTATCTCCATTCGCTGACAGAAGCGTCCGTTGGAGGGATGCTTGCGGTCGGACGGATTATCGGGGTCACGGCCTCGGAAGGCTGCTATGCGAAAACGTAGCATAATAGGTTGTCTTTTGTTACTGTTGTTATCGAATTGCACCACGGCCACGGACTGGGGCGGTGATACTTATCGCCGTATTTACACCCTCCCCGGTCGCCATGCTCACGGCGGAAGGCTTTTGCTTCCTCGGTGCGGTAGTGGACGAGGACGGAACGTTCAATCATACTCTATCAATATTTTCGGTTTATCCACGTCGTGCCCCTTACCCCCTCCAGCAATACACAGAGCTATGCCGTGTGGTGACACAATGATGCCGTTCTGCGAGGGGCTGTAGGAGCCGAGGACGATGGGGCAAGGGTTGTTCATAATTCTACTGCTGCATAATAGTGATTACGGCTGCTCACTCCGGCTTGAATGGTGTGGATGATACCCCTCCCGAATTGCTTGTTGTAGGTGTTTATCCATACGGCATGAGAGGGGCGGGAACCACGTTGGTACATTATTTCTAAGCGAGCGTTCTTGTTAAGCATATTCAAATATTACTCCTGTAGCGTCAAAACCATCATCTTTGGTAAAAAGGAAATTGCGTACTCCCATTTTATAATAGTTGGCTTTTATTGTGTGGGCGAGTCTAAGTTTACCTCCCCCATTTGCTACATTGATGGTTATTTTATTCAAACTCATACAATACTACTGTCATTGGATAGTGGGCGAGCGTGAGGATGTTGGTCGGTCCGATAGCCTCGTAACGTGTGGTTATGGTTGCCGCACAACATTCGTCGGTCACATTCACCATTTGTCTGTTACCCCCATTCAGACGGAATGGAGGCGCGACGTGGGTCAGCTTACACTCCATTCTTCTTCCTCTCCATATTCTCCTTGAACATCTTGGAGAAGCCGCGCCAATATTCCACGTCCAGTTTCTTTGGGTTCTCCTTGAACTTTTCGTAGAGACGGGCAATGGCAGGGCGATGATAGCTCAGTTCTCTTTCGTTCCACTCAATGCCTTTGTTCCATCCATCGTGACGCTCCATGAATATCTGAAGCACGGTCTTGAGAAACATTGCAGCCTCGTGTGTCGGCGGTAGGTCGAACTGCACAAATAGGGCGTTGTCTTGGTCGTTTGCCTTGAGGAACTTGTTCACGGCATCGTCTTTTAGGAAATAGCGGTCGGACACTTCCTCTTCGAGCACGTCTTCCAGTCGGGTTTTCAGCTCGAATGGTTCGGGAAACTGATAGTCGAAGGCTACGTCACGGCGCATGGAAATGCAGTACACACGGTCGCGGTTTTGTGGCACACCATAGTTTTTGGCGTTGAGTCGCGCCCAACGGCTCACATAGCCGAGCGACGAGAGTTTGTCGAGCCACTTCTGGAAGTCGGGCATGAACTTTTGGCTTACCAGTGCCGCCACGTTCTCTTGCAAGAGATACTTCGGGCGAAGCACCTCCACGGCATCTGCAACACGCCAAAGCAGGGCGCTTCGGGTGTCGCTGCCCTCCTGCAAGCCCATCTGCTTGCCAGCCTGACTGATGTCTTGACAGGGCGAGGAATAGGTGAAGAGGTCCACTTCGCGACCTTCGAGTGAGCGTTTTACTTCGTGCCAGTCAATCTTGGTGATGTCGCCCAAGGCGCAGTCGGCAAACTGAGGAAATACGAGGTCGTGCATCTGACAAGCGTATTTGTCGATGTCGCTCCATCCGACGCACGTCCAACGAAAATCGGAGTGCCAAGACTTTAGCAAGTCGGCTGCCATGAGCTGCGAGTCGTAGCCGGAGAATGTGGTGAGGAATAACTTCTCCTCTTTCTTGTCGGCAGCGGTGGGCGGAAGGTCGGGCAACGTGTCTTCGAGGTCGTCGAAGAGCGAAAGTTGTTCGCCTGGGCGAGGCTTGGGTGGTGCGGGGTAGAAAAGCTGCTCGTAGATGTGGGCCAACACGTCCACCACGATGCTATTTCCTGCTTGTTTGTACTGCTGTGAGGCAGATATGGCCATGTCTTCGGGCTTGCCCTTGCTCTTCCAGTCGGGCAGACGTTCGGCAGCTTGAGCATTGCTGCTCTGCATCGTGCCGATTACGTTGTCGCGAACGCCCATCAGACGAAAACACTCCTTGGGTGTGAACTTGCGGATGGCATAGCTCTTGATGGTGCGGTCGGTGAAGTTGAGTTTTGTGATCATTGTTGTCTTACTTTTATTCGTATTCAATCATTACTCCTGCATCGTTCACATTAGCCTTCAGACAGCGGCTTAGTCCGCTTAGGCTTCCTTTATTGAACTCGGCAGTTGCTTGCGTAAATACCCCCCCCGATTTTCGGGATGTGATAGTCTATTGCGCTGTTATTCATATTTTTCAATTAGAAATACATTTTGTTGCCACGAATTGATTGTTACGGTCGGGCAAACGTCTGTGCCTAATATACCTCCATCGTTATTGCCACGAGGATATTGGTAGAAGTCGTGAAAAATCATATCAATCTGCTTCGACCTCCTTAGTCCACGTTCTCTCGTTTTGAGAAGAACAAACGGTATATGGATGGTCGCCCCGATGATTAGCCATACATGCTTCGTGCAACATATCCCTTGTATAAAAGCATCTGAACATAAGGCACGATAATGCCTTAAATTGGTCTTTAGTAAGAAACACCTCCTGCCCGCCGCAAGTGATACCCACGTTGTCGGTAATAGTAGAATAGAAGAGTTTTACCTCCTCTTTCTTCCCATTATCATCGTTCTTTACGATTATCTTTTCTGTGTTATAACTCATAGCTTTTTTCTTTATAATTCTACAAATACATAAACACCTCCGCTTGCAGCGGTCAGTGCGTTTACGAGCTTACCCCTCCCGACTGTGCGACTGCGCCTCAGAGCCGAGGACGGATAGCTAAGGTCGGCGACTCCAGGACAAGGACAATCGGTATAGCCCAACTCGGTGGCTTGGCGTATGCGTAGGAACGTCTCGCCATCTCGGTTCACCAACTGAAGAAACGGTCGGTCGGTGGTGGAGTAGATGCGATAGAGCGAGCCGTCGGGGTAGCGGCCATACAGCTTGCCATTCTTGCGGATAGTGCCGCGCTTGTAGTGAGGGTCAGTCATATACAATCATTATGCAGTGTGGGCATTTGTAGTCGGTGGCTCGAAGGGCGGGCGAGGAACCATCCCCCCCCATCCTCGCCATTCGAGTCGATGGCTAACGGGATGCACGGAAATGTAGATGTGGGTCATATCTTCCCTTTGTTTTTATCTTTCGTAATATCTACCATATATTTGGCGATTAGCCGCGCGAAGCCGTTGCAGGCATCATCCGTAAACGGGTCCTTACTGAATAGTGGCAGTTCCTTAAAGTCCGTCTTGAACCAATTAACGAATTGCAACAACACATAGCGCATTACGGCAACATCCTGGGCATTGTCCATCGCTCCATCAAGATTTCGCAAAGCTCTTTCCGATAACTCGCGCAAATTATGATACCCATAGAGTATTCGTCTATTTTTATTTTTTTTCTTCATTTAAACCATCATTTTAAAACACTTTGTTCTTGCTTCTTGTTCGTTTGCCTATATGCCACTTAGAGCACAGTTCGCAAAAATACGGACGTTCGCCCATCGCTTTCAGCTTCGGGTTCTGCTCAAGAAACTCCCACGCCTCGTCTTCCGTGTCGTAGCCAACTTTCTGTTTCCACGAACTGCCCTTGTGAGTCCAATGTCTTGCGTCGGGATGCAAGGTGGAGTAGGGTGCTTTGTTTCTGTATGCGTGTCTTTTCATACATTTAAATCATTTTCTGTATCTCCTTTTTATAAGTTCTATTTTTGCTTTTACTTTGTTTATATCACGCGCGTCGTGGTTGCTCAATCTTACAACGTGATAACCCATGCGCCAAATTCCTGCGGAGCGGTTGTTGTCTTTGCGCCTTTGGTTTTGTGTGTAATGGTAGCCACCATCAATTTCAACTATCGTTTTCAAATCCGGCAAATATATGTCGGCAAAATACATTTTCCGTCCCGTCAATATAGGCTGCTGCCGTACTACTGTATGCCCAAGTCGCTCGCAGTTGCGTATCGCTGCCTTTTCCGCATCGCTTGTCTTGGATATAAGGTCTTGCCTTATTCTACGCACTAAAGCTTTTGAAGCTTTCATATCAAGACTTGTTTTTATTCGTTTTGCGGATGAAACGCATCGCACCATCTATCGCCACACCAATCAGCACAGGCGAGAGCATTTTCGATTTCGCTCCCCTGCGCCATTTTTGCTCGTAGTGCAATATGCGTAGCACCTGCTTTTCTGTTATATTGTCACGAGTTATCTTGCACTTTTGACCACAAGTCCTTAACTCTTTGCATACAAAGCACTCCCCGATGCCGTCAGTGTCTTCGTATCTAAACATCGGACACTCTCCACAATATCTTCGTCTACACATAGTGCCGTTTATTTAAGTGTGTCTGCTGGTTAATCATTGATTTGCGTATTGTGTTCGCGACCTTTTCTATTGCGAACTTAGGCGTGTCGGAGGAGCGTACGAAGACAGGGTGGTAGCCTTTCCTGTGTCTGCGATAAAATATATCGTCGTCTACTCCTTCTATCTTCACGGACACCTTCGCAGCAATTACAAACAAGTCGCAGTGACCATTTCGATGCTTGTTGCGGCATTTGTATGCAATACCGTTTTCGTCGAGGAATTTCTTTATTTTTTCAAGCTTTGTGGAATTTTTCATAAGCCTATATTTTTTATAATCTATATATACCATGCATTAAAGCACGGCTGTGGCTCAATTTTTTAAATTAAATAATTTACTTATAATTGTATATGTGTTAGCTGTTACGTTGTAAGCGTAGTTGTTAGTTGTGAAGGTAAAGCAGGGTACAGGATATCCCCCCACCTTAGGCATAAAGGTGGAGTGAAAATGATTTTGCGCCGCAACAAACTTCTTAAGAACCGCATACTTAACATAATCGAACGCTGTTTTCAGCGAAACACCTAATTTTTGCGCAATCCTTTTGTACGAAAGTCCGTTCTCGGTATAAGTATCTCCGTAGCCATACTTCCTTTTAAGTGCGCGAGCCTTTTTGATAACATCAAATTTCTGGGCTGTGCGAGCTTGTAGAATGGTACGTTTACAGAAGTCCTTTCGAGATTGAACAATGCACAAAAGAATTGCGTATAGGGATTTCTCTACATCTTTAATCGTGTCGTAACATATATCTGATATATTAATATTTCTATTCTTGTGCTTTGATACAACGGAAAGAAAGACAAGCGAGCTGCCGTCTACTTTAGCATAACCCAAATCTACAAGCGTAGCGATGCGCTTCTTAATAGTGTACGCATGTACGCCCGTTACATTAGCCAGCTTGTTTACCGACCAGTTCTTGAGAACATTCTTCCCGTTTCTATGATAAAAAAACAACAGCAAGGCAATGGCTTTCAGGGATGCTTTATCCTTGAAAAGACCATTAACAATGCTGTATCGTATGTTCTTTATCATATTATATCCAAATAAAAACCTCCAATCGCCGATTTTTTTACAAGAGTGCGTAATAGTGGCGGAAGGAGGTCTGATATATTTAACCCTGTTCTTTTCAGATTGGGAAATTCATTACGCTAACCCTTAATTGTGCCGCAAAATTAATAAATTATTAATATAGTATTTAGTATTAAGTGTTAAAAGATATTAAATACTAAATATTTCTTATTAATAATTTTGCTATCTATTAATAATTTATTAATTTTGTGGTGTTGAAATTAATAACAAATTAAAATAGGAGATACAACAATGAAAAATTGGAAAGGCGACACAGTCAAACCTCTCTACGAAGTGGCACTGAAACAACATGTAAAAGGCGATACAGCCGACGATTATGAATCAGTTGGTTTTATTGGAGCTGACAACTACAAAGAGGCTTGTAAGATTGCTAAAGCACAGTCTAAAAACATCGGCAAGCACAGCGACGGCAGGTTTTACGAAACAGAACGCTTGGATGCCGGTCTTGCAATGGTGTCTGTCTGCTGCTACTTTGTTGATGACACTTCGGATTACAACGAGGTTTGGCAAGAGGATTATGTCGACGGCAAAAAGATTGGCAGATATACCCTTTAACAAAGAAACATAGCGAAGCGCAACGCCTCGCCACAAAACAAAAAGAATATGAAAGACTATATGGACCCACGCAATTGGGATGAAGAAGAAATAAACGAGTGTAAGTATTGGGCGTTAGGCATGGGTGTATGTCTTACCGTAGTTTATATCGCAATGTGGATATTTTATTAACACACAATATAAAGTAACAACAATGGAGATAACGACAACAATGGTGCGCTTTCACTGCCCTAAGGCAATGATGGATGTCAAGACACCCAAAGCGCAGATGTTCTCTTTTGGAGAGCAGCAAAATCAGAAAGTTTGGGTTCCCGAAAATAAGATAATCGTAAGCCCAAGCAGCGAATCGGAAGATTTAAACGAATGTGTCATGCCGAAATGGCTGTATGGCAAAACAATGCTCCCGATGTACACGCAGGTGGATGAGGAGTTTTTGCACGTGGAAAACGTGGAGACCCTCTAATTATAGAAACAAGTTTAACGTAACAACAAAGTAAAATGGAAACAACAATGTATTCAACAATGAATGTAGCAGCATCTAACAACATGGTCACTGAACCAGCAACAGAACTCGAAGTTGCAAGCGGAAATGACCGCCAGTTCCTCGATTTCGACATAAGCAAGGTTCAGACACTGACACTTGAACAGCTTGCACGCACAGAAAAGGAAAACGACTACAACGGCAATCCGCTCATGGGTATCTATCATTTCCAGCTCATACAGCAGATACAAGAGATGTGTGCCGAACGTGGTTATCGTGCTGAAATATGGGATTTGTTCGCAGCTAACAACAAAGACCGTAGAGCACCAGGTGTAAGCCGACTTCCACAAAAAGAGGAAAAATTCGGTGAACGTGCCATTGAAGCGCACATCCTGCGCCGCGTGTATTGCAACATTCGTCTTTACGACCTTGACAAAGGCGAAGGTGACGAAGCTATAACAACAAACCTCGCTATCTCGTTCCACCAAAAAGGTTTACAGGTCGGCATTGGAAGAAACGTTGTTATCTGTCACAACCAAACAATGTTGAATCGGGAGCAGTACGCTGCTACATATAAAGATGGCAGCACGATGGGCGTTGGCTTGAGTGAGCTGCTTGAAAAGGTTAGTATTTGGCTTGACAACCTGCGCAATATCACCGCCGAGGACGACGAAAAAATCGAGAAGATGAAGCGTCGCGAGATAAGTGCGCAGGAGATGTTTACAATCATAGGAATGCTTACAGCCTTGCGTGTCGCTTCCGAGACAAAACACAAGGAAATACGCAACGGCGCTACAATACCGCTGAATCAAGCACAAATCGGTCGCATCACGGAGAAGATGATGCTTGCGTACAACCACAAAGGAAAGGTCACGGCTTGGGATTTCTACAACGCAGCGACGGACATGTACAAGCCCGCAACGCTTGACCAGCCGATGATTCTTTCGCAGAACTTGGCAATGGTTGACTTCTTAAACACTCGTGTATTATAAATATAGAGCAGTTTGTTTCACAGCGTCGTGAGACGCACGGTTTAAGATTTAATAGGATTCATTTTTAGGACAGCCCTACGGCGGTGGGGCTTTTATCTTCGGAATAATTTGTCCGGCATTGGGTCGGTAGGTTGCGAGCTTTCGCCATAATAAGTTATTAGTTGTTAGATTATGAGTAGTCGTGTATGCAACCTTAAGCACGGCGCAGATAAGGGTTCGATTCCCTATTCCGAAGGCTATTTTTAAAACACGGAGATATGATAAAGAAATTTTGTGAAATGTGTGGCAGAACCTTGCCTGTCACTGCTTTTTCAGAGCCTTACAAATTAAAGTGCAAGGAATGTGAATCAAAAGCCGCGAATGGTGGATATCAACTTGCGGTGGATATCCATGCAAATGTAGACTGGGAACAGCGCAGGTATGAGATTGCAAAAGATATGCTTTGCGCTCTTTATACGGATGAAGGGTTTGACGCACGGGAGAAGAATGATGCGATGTTTGAGTATCAAGACCTCGATTCTTGCGCCAAGGAAGCTGTAAGATACGCTGACGCGCTTATAAGAGAACTGAAAAAATAAAATACACACAACATGGAAAAAGAAAATTTTGGTATTAAACTTAACGCCTTGAAGTATAAAAACGCAGGCGTTGCAAGCCTTAAAGGAAGCACTGCGACAAAGAAATGTCTTGTTATTCCTATCGAAGATAACAATTTATTCGTAAGTGCGAACGCAGATGGAACACCAAAGGCTGTTTATTTGGATTTGAGCGCGTTTGCGCTGCGCGAGCCAAAGTACGACCAGACGCACCTTGTAAAGCAGTCGTTAGCGAAGGAGGTGCGCGAAAAAATGAGTAAAGAGGAACTTGATGCAATGCCTATTCTTGGTGGAATGAAGGCTTTTGAGAGTGTATCGAACAACGCAGCCGATGCGTGCAATGCACCGATGGTGGGCGTTAGTAGTGTTGATGATTTACCATTTTAAAAAATAAATAAAGATAAACGTATGGGAAGACCAAAGAAAATAGAACAGTCTGCGGAGATGCCAATACTTGACACGCCGCACGATACAGAGAACGTAAACGTAGACAGCCGTTTGAGAGCTGTAGTTATTCCGCTTATATCAAACGAAGATGTTGTGCTACACAAAGGCAAGGTACTGGTGCCGACAACGGAGTATGTTAAAGATAACACGGTAGCGATGGTTGTTTCAACGCAGGACAATGCGGTTAATGGTTTGCTTGTAGAAGACGGGAAGCGCCTTGAAACAGCCTGTGTTGTTTCGATGTCCGTTGAAGCTCACACGGAGATATATGTAGTTATCAACATCAACGAAGATGTCAGCATCGTAAGGCAGACGCAGTACGGAACACGCATGGATAGCCTTGTGCTTCCAGCTGGCACTCATGTTGCCGACCTTGTGATATTAAAGTAATAATAATAGCAGGTGCTGCTGATTGGGTAGTACCTGCATAAAAAATAAGAAAATGTCTATAAAGCAACTGAAAGAATTAAACGAGCAATATCGAAAACTGCGAAACGAAGAGGTTGTGTATCGCATGGAGCTTAGTGCGACAAATGGTACGCACGTCGTTTGTAACCGCGAAGTGCTCAATAAAATAGTTGATTTGCTTATCAGTGAGTCCCAACAGCAGATAGAAAAGGAGGTTAAGGGATGAAAGGAAAAATAGTGTATCCTCGCAAGCGCGTTGTTGTGCTCGAGTTTAAAAACAAAAAAACAGACTATGTGTACAACACTTGTCCCGAACTTGTTGTTGCACAGGGAAAAAGAATCGGCGTGACGCTCAATGCTTTGTGGAACGCCCTTGCTAAAAATGATGGTATTTACGAGAATAAACGTTGTAAGATTTATTATCGTAAGATAGAAAACAATAACAATACAGAATGGAAGTAATATATGGAAAAAATCATTATAGAAACAGATAAAGACATTAATAACTGCTTTACTGTTTGTCAAGGCGATAGATATAGCGACAAACTGTCGTATGACGAAATGCTTGGTTTGATAAGTGCTTTAACTATGCCTAAAGAACGTCTTTGTCTTCGTTGGATGAAAACAGAAGAAGAATGGAGACAATGGTTCCAGTGTATAACTTCAAGCAAAGAATCAGCGCACTAAAGATGAAATTTGATGATTTCTTAAAACGGCAACTGCCTACGAAACACAAGCCACGACATGAAGAATCTAAAATTCAACAGGCAGTTGTTCAGTGGTTTCGCTTACAATATCCTAAATATATTATCGCCGCCGTGCCTAACGGAGGCTTTCGCAACGCAAGAGAAGCAGCTATCATGCAGCGCGAGGGCGTACTCGCAGGCTTCGCAGACCTTGTTGTAATAGCGCGGCGCAACGTGCTATTTCTGGAAATGAAAACAACTAAAGGGCAGCAGTCGGACAAGCAAAAGGATTTTCAGAACAAAGTTAGCAAGCTTGGTTTTGAGTATATTGTCTGTCGCTCTTTTGAGCAGGCAAGGCTCGCTATTGAGCGGTGGCTAAAAGTAATAGAAATAAAATGACAGTAACGTAGATACGCAATGTGTAATAAAGATTTTTTTATCAGAAGCAATGGAGATACAAGCTTCGCTGTTAAAACGCTTAACGGTTTTGAATTTATGTCAAATGACAGAAAGATGAACATCGTAATCGAAAAGCGTGTAAACTACAACACGGTCAACAATGTGCAATCTGATACTTTCACAACCGCCTGCTGGGTGCTTACAGCTAACGGTTGGGAGCGAGGCGACAATAGTGCGAACATAAATTCCATAGAAGAATATGTGAACCGACTGGATCTGTCGCCCTATTTCACAAAAGCAGTCAGTGAGTATCGTCAATATCTTATAAATACAACAAAGCAACATGGAAAGTCCAATCAAATGTTTTAACATAGAAGCTTTCGGCAATCATCATCGTGTATTCGCCGACCAGAGCGTAGACGCAGAGTATGTTCAAGAAACGCTTAACTTGGGAAAAGTGTCCGTTTTCCAGTTCTCATATACAGAATATCTGATAGCGGACAACTGGCTTATATACATGGAAAGCTATTTGCAAAATAAGGGTTTGTTTCGATTTGAGCTTAAAAAGATTTTTAAAGAAACACAAAAGTCGCTTCGCAAAACGATTAAGATTGTGGAAGAAAATTCAGAGCCTGGTTATTGCAACGAGTACGCCAACCAGCTCTACGATATTACGATACCGATACTCGAGAAGCTGCGCGACCAAATAGCGGAGAAATTGCAAAACCTTGACGTTCCTCGCGCAGGGTTGTGCGCTACGGTTGTGGTGTTACAAAATCTTGTGTGCATGTCTGTAAGCACGTTTGACCACATTTTTAACCGTATACAATACCTGCGTCACCTGGATATAAAGAAATGCTTTATGGCTATTTATCCGGAGCTGGCGATAAAACAGGTTGAAGAAATGCTGAAGCTCGTAATGCATGAAGACCGGTTTGTGTATCAAAAAAATATTGTTGAAAACAAAAAGATAAAGCAGACCTTTGACAAATTTACAACAACGTTGTACAACCCCGAGAATATCAAGAAAGCAAGCCGCGCCGCCTATGAAGCGATGTCTGACGCGCAGAAGGAGAGATACATGCTGCTTGGTGATGGAGCCTGCGTTCTTAAAGAATACGTTAATGCGAAAAATGAAAAAGATGGAAGCGGCGCAAGTTGATACCCTCACGCGGAAGGGTTTGACAGATAAATGTAAAGCGTGGGCGCAAGGATATCCACTCAACCTTTTCTGTGGAAGCGATGGCAAGGAAGTTTTTACGCGCGAAGACTTGCGCACATCTTTCACCGCAGGCATTGAGCAGTATCTGCGCAGCATTTGGCATAACCCAGAGAAAGAACTACCTAAAGAAGGAGAGTGGTGTCTTTTGCAAACGCCTAGCGGTTTTCGGCTCGCTGTGCGACGAACTACGCAGACAGGCGTATGCAGGTGGTGGCTAATGGACTATTCTATGTATGATGGCAAAGGTCTCGAACGTTGGGCGTATGTTGCCGACCTTACAATAAAGCTCGACATTACAGCTAAGAATAAAATTTGAGTGTTTTTGTTTTAGTATATTGTTTTGGTGGAGAGGGCAGGACTTCGGTCGTGTCCTCTTTTTGTTTATTCGCAAGCGCTGTTTTTCTTTTGTGTTGTGAATTGGTACGTTACCTTTGTGTGTATGGCAAAGGTTGACATACAGATAAAAGGAGTTGAAGCTTTGAAAAAGAGGCTTATGGAGAAAAAGCAAGCTGTGGACAACGTTTTAAATATGATGTTGGCAGAGCTTGGCGAGAAGGCTGTTACTTTCTCGAAAGACAATAAAGGCTACAAAGACCACACTGCGAATCTAAAGAACTCGATTTCATTTGCAGTATTCTGCGACGGCAAACTCGTTAATAAGGTTGTAGGCAGCATCCCTGAACCCGACAAGGTAAAAGGGGGTCAGTCGCAAGTGGATAATATCTTGGAAGAATACGCTTCTAAAGACGGCGTGGTAGCGCCTAAGGGTTACACTATTATTGTCGTAGCCGGCATGTCTTATGCAAAGCACGTTGAAGATAAGGGTTATAATGTGCTGTATCTTACACGACACTTTCTAAATGACGGCATAAAAGCTATTGCAAAGGAGCTGCTGGAGATGATGCAAAAATAGCGAGGTGATGCGCCTCGCTATTCCTGCCTTGTATTTTGTTACTCTATTGATACAATATACAGGTTGTCTTTATCGCAAGTAAACGTCGCTCGCCCTATATCGTACCCACCGAAACCGTTTTTTGCTCTATACGTAACGACAAACATCTTTTCTCCTTCCGAAGATGACAGCGCTTCGTTCATCTCGATAAATTGATAACTATCCGGGTCTTTAAGCCTTTCTTTTATCATGTTCCCAGCCAAAACTTCTACGTACTCCGTGCTCTCATACAGCGGCTTGCTGGCGATTTCTTCTGCCTCTCTGTTGTTCATCTCTTGACCGATAACAGCCATAATCAAAACAACAATAATGGCTACACCAATGGCTGCTAAGCAACCAGAACTTCCTTTTCCCATAAATTGATTTTTTACATGTAAATAATATTGTACCTCTTAATAGTCTCCATCGCAGCTTCGAACTTGCATTGGTTTGAATATATTGTACTTAGAAGCAAGTATTCCTGCTGCCGCAGCTTGCCCAGCCATTTTAAACGTTCAAGACATTGTATAGCTCGGCTCGTCACACCGCATCGCAGGTACTCATAGGCAAATTGGCGCACATTTTCTGCGCTCATGTCGTAGATTTGTTCCATAAGCAAATGGTTAATATGTTTGCAAATATACTCTTTTTTGTGCGCAGTGGCAAATAAATAGTTATAAATTTATATATTTTTTAAGAGCGTATTTAAAATTCATTAAATACTAAATATTCTCTATTAATAATTTTGCTGTCTATTAATAATTTATTAATTTTGTGGTGTTAAAATTAATAACTTAATAAAAGGAGATACAACAATGACAAAAGAAAAAGAGATTCAGATTTTACAGTCACTCAAAGGTGATACGTATTTTGCACAAATGTTCGGCGATGACATTGACAAGATGTGCGAGAACATTAGCGTTGATTTCGCAATCGAGAGTGGCTGTAAATTCAATGCAAAAGCCGAAGTTTTACAAAAGGAGCTTCAAGAACAAAAGAAGCAAGCGAAGCAGGAAGCGCTGGATTTTGCCTACGACATTATTCTCGCCTTCCATGAAGGTGATGGTGTGCACGACCGTGTTCATCAGATAATAGAATCTCGCATCGGCATTGACGAGTTAATCAAGTTCAAGCACTCACAAAAAATAGAGCTTTCCGATACGGAAATCAACTACCTGGTCGGCAAGCTTAGATAACGGTTTTATACCATCCGTGCTGCGATGTGGCGCACAAGTAGTTCGAGTCTACGCACGGAACAAAGGCATCATTAGTCTTAGGCAGTCTTACAGATTTTCGGTTATCAATTACCTTTGAGCCGTTTCCTGCCTCGCAAACAAAGAAAGGACTGAAAGGGGAAAGGGTGAAGCGAACACTAAACGCAGCAGGAAGGGCTAACACTTCCGTCAAAGCTTGGTAAAGACGCAAAATTACAAGCCGTGAGCACTACACGCAAAAAGACGTAGGTAAGACCATTGCCGTAGCAAAGAAAAGCCGTAAAAACATTCGAGAGCGATACAGCTCTAAGAGGAAGGAGAACCGCTTGAGGGTCAAAAACCCGACATGTACTCACAATGTCGTTAATTTGGTCGTGTGAGGATAGCGTGTTAGCTATCTAAAATAACGAAACACGTTGGAACAAACGTTAAGTACAAGATGATGACTTCATAATAATCCGTTGGGCGAAAACGTTAAGCGCATTTAAATATTCACTCAAAACATATACAAAATGAAAACAGCATCAATAATCGTAGAAATTGGAACTATTTGCAACGGCAATATAGTGAAAAACGAGGTCACATTACAAATACCGAGAGAAGCAGCGGTGATAATAAGCGCGGCTTGGCACAAAGATGAGCTGACGCAGCGCGAAGCTATTGTGGCGCACAATTTTTTGGACAACCAGTTTGCACACTGCGACCTTGTAATTGACAACGGCATCAGTGGAGGTATGCTTAATATGGTAAAAGAAAACACTGACCACGAGAAGTATTTCAGTGTAGAAGAATACGGAAAGGAAGAGTAAATGGCAGCGTTAAATATTAACACACGCTACAGCTGTGAAACGTGTGAAGCGGCCGACAAATACGGTAGAGGATGTAAGCATGGACTTATGTTTCCTGTCCTGCTGGCTATGATGAAAGCTTACAATTGTTCTAACTATAAATTCAAAAACAAAGAATAATATGATAGAAATTCCAAAGTCAAATGCCCGTGAGCAGCAGGAAAACGAACTTGCATCATGGGTGCTCGAGAAGCTTGAAACAAGAAACGAAGTACAAATTTTACAGCGAACCGAAGGTTGTTGCGCAGGAAATTGGGTTGGTAGTTTGCCTGATGAAAAATGGCACATATCGTCTTTTGAAGCGGTGGAAAACGTTGTACGAGCGTTTCGCCGACAAGGGTACGCCGTTACCGAGCATCGCTCGATGCGTTACCCAAGTGCTTATATAAACTTTAGAAAATAACGGTATGGCTACAGTTAGAAAACCACAAGAAGCACCGACATCGTCGCCAGCTTGCACGCAAGAAATACCTACATTATCGTCCGTCTACGTTGTCGTTGGCGAGTCTTACGACCAGATGGAGGACAACGAAAAGGATGTAATAAATATCCGGCACGGCATTCTTCGTATCTTTGCAAACAAGGAGGATGTAAAGGCTTATATGCAAAAGTATTTCAATGATTCTCACGATGACGACGCAAGTTTTTATACACAGGAAGATAAGAAGGGCTTTTACAAGGCAGAAATAAACGTGAAATCTCCAAAGTATTTCGAAGGCTCTGTTTCATTCGAGGGTAGTCTCGAGGGTCGCGTCTATAAGCTGAATGTCAAAGCGTACAAGGTTGACATTACAACAGGCGTGGAAGGGCTTGTTGGCGATAATGACTTGTACGATGCGCTTTACGATTAGTACTGTGTTCTTTTAAACGCAAAAACCCACTGCCGACGGAGATACATTTGGCAGTGGGCAATTTGGAGTTTAACGTAATATCTCGTTAGAGATACAACAATGTTGTGCAAAGGTAGTCTATTTATTTGTGCGTGCAAAATATTTGGCGTATATTTGCATATTATTAACTAAAAAGAGTATCAACATGACAGCAGAAGATGTTTTAAAATATTGCCATTTCTATAAGGGCGAGGCGATAATGCCAGAATCCTTCGAAGGTACAAATGAAGGTCAGCTGTGGATAGCCGAAAAAGCTGCATGTGAGAATTTTGCAAGCAACATTCGTGCTAATGCGGCGCAAAAAGACATCGCTTCTTATGTCGCTTCCTATGTTGGCAAATGGAATCCTTATGAGTTAGCAGATGTTATGAACACTTACCTTATAAAGGTTCCAAATGTTGAAGCCTTTATAAGGGAAGTGTATTTATAATTTATACAAGGCGTTTCCTTTTATATAATAGATGGATGCGCCTTTCTTTTTAAATTCCTTGGCAACCTTTAAAAAATTATCGTGAGAGCCATCTAAAATATCGTATGGATAGGTTATGGATTCTATGCAATCAACAGTAAGCTGTCCGTGATATTGTAACTCGAGATATGTTGATATGTGTTTCTTTTTAAATTCTACAAGGTTTGCTGTTTGTATGTTACTTGACGTAGGTGTATTATAAAAATCGTCATAAGAACACGCTTTTGGGTCGCTAACCAAAGACGGTTGATATCTAACACCTAAAGAATCTCCTGCTGTCCACGTTGCTACAACCTTGTCTTTTTTAAAACGAACTTCGACATTACCGTAGCTTCTTGCTGTGTTATTCTGCATTGAGCGCAGTATGTTATGGTCGAGCAAGTTTCCATATTTTTCATATTCGGTTCTCGCTAATTGTTGTGTTAAAAGGTCTCGTTGTGGAAGACCGAACAGTTTGTGAGCAGCCTCTAAACGTGAATGTGTAGGGCTGATTTTGCCTGTTGTAGACGTAGAACCTAAGTAACCTCCAGATGAACCAGTTTCAAAGGTGTTCATGAATTTTGAGTTTAAGACCTTTTCGAGTATAGAATCTTTTATGTTCATTCCCAAATCGTGTTCATTAAACACCTGTTGCATTAATATCTCTATCTCATTTTTATGTGTTTTTGCCGCAGCGCCATAAAAACGGCTGTTTTTTTCGTATTCACTTATTGCGTCTTCAAGATGTTCAAGAGTTTTTGGAAATTTTGTACCCAGGCGCTTCTTTAAATCTTTTATAGTTTCGTGATTAACTGCCGTTTCCTTCAAAACCTTAGGTGATTTTGACCTGTTTTTTAGGAGCTGCTGATATTTTCTATTAATCTCCTGTGCTTTGCTTCTTGCTAAAGCTAAGTCGACATTTTTTTGAGTCAATATGCGATTCATCTCGGATGCTAACTCTTTTATCTTTTTGCTTTTTGATAAAGAAGCGTATGCGAGTGCGCTACTAACACTGTCGGCAACAGTTTTAATTTCAATCTTTTTCTCTACAATGCGCAGTTCTTTCTTATACGCATCTTGGGCGACTTTCCACGTGTTGTATTTTTTATGTTCTTCGACCCATCTAATCTCGGATTCGAGAAATCGTTTTCTTGGAAGCAACTCGGCACTCTCTCTTGCCAATCTTGCTTCGACAGCACTATTGACGGCAATAGCTTCTGACATTGAGTAGTTGCGTGCAACAAGAATAGGGTTGTCGAGCCGCGACAGAGATAAAATCTTTTTGCCCTGCTCCTTAAGTGCTTCCGCTTCTTTGTAAATATTTGCATAATCTTTTGCGTCAAGAGCTACTTTTAATGCCGATGTATCTACATCTTTTATGCCGTCCATATAGCGCATGATGCTCTTGCCATAATGTGCATAAGCTCTTTCTGTTGCAAGTCGTTTTTGTCGCTGCTCTACCTTTCTTTTAATAGCTTCCACATCTCGCTTCGCGTGCCTTGCTTTTGCAATCTCTTGTATTGCTTCGCGTCGCGAAATTGTTTTTACGCCCATTTGCTTGCGCTGTGCTGCGTCCAAATACTTTAGCCAATAACTTTTATTGTTCGCCAAATGCCATGCCAGCTTACCACGTTTAAATGCGTCTACAATCTTGTCGCCGTTGGCTTCGATGTATCGTTTGTACTGGTCGGGCACGTCTTTAATGCTGTTCGGCGAAACGTAGCCGGACATATCTTCACCGTTAAGCATACGCTTGTAGAACTGCTTGCGCTCCTCGCCGCTTATCATTACAGGGTCACTGGTGCACATGCATTGAGAATGCCAGCTATCCCAGTCGAAATCTTTAGGGTAGTAACCTTCGAGTTCGTCGCAGATGTCCGCATCTTCATCTGGATCGTGCTGCGGAGAAATATGTATGTGCTGACCGATAACAAAAGGTTCATTTGCCCAGCGCCCATTTCGCGCCTTGTGATAGGCTGCATTTATTTCTGTGCGTGCTACACGCAGAGCGTTCTTGCGAGCAGAGCGGTACACACCCTGCCCTACATGCTCGAGCGGTTCTTCTACGAAGAGTACACGCCCGTCGATAATGCGCTTCCTGCGCCAAGTAACAACGTCTTTCTTCTGTCCGTTCTTTAACACCTTCACGGTGTGATAGCGTCGGTACATCATATCGGGGTTGTTCAAATACTGTCGTATTCTTCTGCCCACCTCTTCTGCGGACGTACCCTTTTCGAGTCCGTCGGCTATAACGTTAGACATCGCCATTTCAAACTCCGATTTTGTCTGCTGGCAGTAGTTCCAAACGGACTGCGCGAGGTTTAATCCGTTTTTAGCATTAAGCCTATTGGCTATAAACGTCGCAGCAGCCGTTTTTCTTGCGGTTTCTAAGGCTTTGTCTGTCAGCACGGAGAATTGTCCCAATGCGTCATTATCGTGCGAATACGCCAAAGAAACGCCGCTTGTTATGCCGCTTTTGTAGCATAACATACTGTTCTGGAAGTAGTCGTTAAATATCTCGTTAAGTCGAGCTTTGAGCGCAGGAAAGTTGTCAAAGTTAAAAAGAGCGTCATTTTCGAGCACATCTTCGCTGTAGCCAAGAGCAAGTAGCTTCTTGACATAGCCGCTATACAACATGCCAAGACGGCGGTTGTACGCTGCGAACAGTTGATTTAACTGCTCTTTTTTTTGTTTTGATGTTAGTTTCTTTGACATCACTTACTTAATCTATATCGTTGTACAATATTCATAAAAGCATTATGTTCTTTTGTGGGTTTGTTGTTGTGTCTGTCAATCATTTCTTCCATTCTCTTATCCCATCTACCAAAGTTTTGTTTGCCCTGAATATATTTGTACTGTTCTCTCAGATTGTTGAGAGTGGCGGTCCTCCATTCATATCCTTCATGTGAGACATGAAACATGTTGTCATGTTTGTCATATCTAATTTGTCCGAAGCTTCTTGGCATACCAGCTATCTTTTTTTTATTGAGACCTATCTCCACATGCAGATAACCCTGTTCATCAACACTTAAATGTGTTACAGTAATAAAGGATTGGTCTGGATATAATTTCTTTAATTCCTCACGACCTTTATATATAGCTTTCGCTTTGTCTGAATCTGAATAAGCTCCATTATCGTCAATTGTATACATATAGTCACTGACAGCATTAATCTTTTCAGTAGAGAGAGTTTCTTTTGGGCGACTCTTTCTTGTTCCTCCACCTCCTTTTGCCATATTTACTCCTCCTCTCTGTTTATTACAGACTGCGATGCGCTCGCTGAGCCGCCAACACCCATAAGCGCAGCCTGTTGTGTTATTTCGCTTTCTTGTTCCTCTTTCATTTCCTTTTCTACACTATCTGCATCGTCGTTAAGGGGATTAAGTTCAATGCTACGACGCTGCGAGGTTGACGGTTTGCCGCCGTTGCTCTGTGTAATAAGTTGTAAGAGCTCGACATCGTTTTTAGGAACATAAGGTTCGAATACTGGTTCAAAGTCTATGTTTTCCGCTACGCTTGCATCAATGCCTTTAACGTATATGCCAGCGTTGCAAATGCCGTTCGCGACGATATTGCTTCGACGTGTGAACATCTCGCCGTAAAGCTCCGTCTTGTTGCCGACTTTTATGAACGGGTCAGTAAACATAAGACGAATGGCAGCACCGCTCGTATTGTTGCCCAGCGTCTTCATGTTTTCAAATGAAATGTCGGGCGTTTGGGTAAATGAGAATATAATATTAAACAAATATGCTATCTCTCCCTTTACAGACTCGGGCGAGTGATCCCACGATAAAACATTCATGCGTGTGTCTTTTCCACCTTGGAAGACTGCACCCTGCTCACCTTTCTCCGCAAAACCTTCAAGTCTGCCCTGTATAAAGTATTTCGGTGTACCGAAATAGTCGTTAGTGTCGCCCCAGTTAGAAATACACACCTCGACTCTATCCGCAGCCCATTGAACGTCTGCCCATTCTGCCTTATATTGGTAGTAATATACTACCGGTATCTTAGTAAAGCCGTGCGCTCTAACCTCATATATAACCCAACCTGAACCATTATTGATGTATTTATAGACATATCTATCCGTGTATACATCGAAATGCCGCTCCGAAGTGCCCAGCTCGTCAAACACCAAGTATTCGCGACCGAAACCATCCATGCGATGCTGGTCATTAAAATGAGGGTAAAGCTTGTCGCCGTTTTGGGGCGAAAGCAACTGTACTCGTATCTCGCCGCCCAGCCTTCCGTCTTCATCTGTCGTCATATACCATAGCTCTGCCGCCTCGCACTGTGAAGATACTGTACGCACAAGCTTTTTGTCAAAATATTTCATTTTGTTGTCATGGTAGCAGTGCATGATAGCGTCATATAGCTGTTGCTGCTTGTTGTCAAGTATTTTAAGCACAACGCCGTGCGAGTTCGCCTTGTATGTCACAGGATTCGTAAGCATGAAACCAACGAGGCGGTTTACAACCACTTTCTGTGTAGGCAGGGCGATTCTTACCCTATCTACAAATTCATCTTTGTAAATAGGGCTTCCGTCCATCGGGTCTTTTTGTCCTGTTGGCACCTTGATTTTCTTCTTCTTACGCTTGCTCTCGTCAAACACATCGTGCTTGTATGGATCCCACTGGCACATAAGTTCATCAAAGCTACGATGGAATGGCAGCTTTCGTGCTGTTAGCAACGTGTGCACGGTGTTCGCGTCGCTATTTGAAAGTATTTCTGTAATTTTTCTCATATCTTGCTAACTTTGTTAGCAAAATTACAAAACCCATATAATTGGCGGTCTAAAAGCTTAAACGCTGTGTAAACAATTCGCGAAGCCTTAAAAAGTCTAAAAAAGGGAAATTTATAGCAGAAAAATTTTGTTGCCTATTAATAAATTATTAATTTTGTGGCGTTAAAATTAATAACTTAACAATAGGAGATACAACGATGAACAAGTTTTTTCAGTTTTACGTAATAGTTGATAAGCACGGCGATGTGCACGACACATACGCTGACAAAAAGGAAGCAAATCATTATTATTATTTACTCAATGGCAAAGCAGAAGGCTTGGCTGTAAAAGCTGCTGTTTCTAAAGACGAAGACTCGCAGGAGCTTGCGGTTTACGCCAACACAATGAAAGAAGCCTTAAGACTTGCAAAGAACGAATTTTAACAAAACAATCTAAGCCCTCCCGTAGCACGGTCAAAACGGATTAATTATGAAGAAAATGTATTTCACAAGCAAGAAGGGTTTTCTTGTTGAACAGAACCACGACGGAACATTGCTCATTACCAAAACTTCGACAATGAAGCCTTTGGAGAACGCAGGCTCGTTTATCATCTCGCAAGGAGGCATCGAAGCTATCCTCTCCAAGTGCAAGGAAGTCACCGATGAGGAGTTTCTTGAAGACCGCAAGCAGCTCCTTATGCGCAACGAGCAGGCAAAACAGCGTTCTCAAGAACTTACCCTCGCCAACCGCAAGCGTCACGAAGAGGATTACAAGGCTGTATTCAATGGCAGCACGGTTGAGACGACGGTGGAGAATATACGCACACTTCTGCGCTATCTCAACGACATCAACTGGGGAGTCTGGCAGCTTCCGTCGATGACTATCGGCTACACTTGCAATCAGTACGACTGCGACGGCAAGACCGCAACGACCATCACGCTCGACACTCCTATAGAATATCATAGCGAGCAGGTATCGCGGTTCCAGCACGGAGCACCAAGCGGACACCTCCGCAACTATCGTAGAATATAACAAAAAATAAAACATATTATGAAGAAGATAGAAATGACAGAGTTCATTAATGGTGTGGCAACATTTAACGCTGATCCTTATTGCGTATAGGATGAAGTTATGGCACAGGAGCTATTCGATGAGACACAAGGATAGTTGGAAGAGGTCACAAATGTTGATGATTTCGAGGATGCAGTTCTGAAGCTGGACCTTGAAGGTCGCTCACCTAAGCGCATCTATCGTTGTGGTACAGCCCTCGTATGCTTGTCAACTGATTTCGATTAAGCAATTTATAAAAACCATTAAACCCTCGACATCACACTATGAGCAAAGAAAGATTTGTACTCCAGCCGTCCAAGGAAAAGCAGGACGGCTGGGTCGCCACCGACACGGAGAGAACGGCATCGTGCCGCGCTTCGAGAACCACAAGTTTAACGATACCGTGCGCTGCACAGCGCAAGTTTAGCAGCTTAACGAGGTTTGTTTCTTAATGGGTTGCCGTCTTGCCCTTTAAGATTAAAGGTCATTTCTTTTCTTGTTATTCCGCTATCATACTTTACTTCGACATAACCGCTTGATTTGGTGATAATTTTACTTATCACGCCGCTGCCATGTTTTGAAGTAACAACACTTCCAACTTTTGCCTTTGTAGTACTTAACTGCTGCTTGGTTAGGCTGCCAGTTGTTTTAGTTGTTTTGTTACTTTTTGTTTCGTAATGCTGAAAAATTGTTTTGTTTGGTACCAGTCCATTTTTAACAGCAGCATCAGCTATCACATACGCCTGTTTTTCGCTTAATGTCACGCCGGAGGTTTTATATTGTTTAGAACTTATTGCTTGTTTAGCTATCGTCGTAGCGAGTCCCAAATTTGCATCTGCCACTCTTTCCACGACTGCTAAGGCATCGTCATTATACCCCATATCATAGGCGCTGCTATTGTTCCAATGGTCAATTTTAGCATACGCTATCAATGCACTTTTAACATCGTTGACTGCCGTTTTAGTGTATTCAAGTACTTTAAACTTGCTTGTAGCTTTTTTGTTGCCTCTTGTTCCTCCACTGTTTTTTGCCATATTGTTCTTATTTTAAATTATTCCAAGTATATCGCTTGCGCTCATGCCACTGCTGTATGCTCCAAGTATCTTTTGCAGTACTACATATCTACAAGCATCTATCGCGTGGTTGTAGCAATCTATTGGCTCGTTTAGCCATTTGCCTTCCTTGTCCTGTCGCCAAGTGTAGTTATTAAACTCCTTGCGTATATTTGTTGAGCGCGAAGTGATATGTATTCTGTATTGTTGCATCTTCATAATGCCAGCTTTTATTGAGCCAGGGAACTTTTGCACAGCCTTTATGTCTACGCCGGCGTTGTATATTTCGTCAATAAGACGAGGGTCAGCGCTCTCGCAAATAAATTCGGGCGTATCTCGCACATCCTTACAAGCATTTATAATGTCGTTCGAGAGCATTTTGGTTTGATAGCACACTTCGTCTATATACATGTCATTTCCATATACGCACACCATAACAATCGCCGTCGGGTCGTTGGTATAGCCTAAGTCGATGCCGTACCACTTGCGACGGCGAGCTTCAACTGGAATATAATCACTAACAACAACGTTTTCAAAAATAAGTCCTTCGACAATCGCACGCTGTCCGAGTCCGTAAATACGCCACAGACTCGGGTTTTTCCACTTTAAGCTTTCGATTTCGTCAATTACCTTCTGCTCAAGAAATGGGTTGTCCTTGTACGTTGAGATAAACCAATAGGTGCTCTTTTCCTCGTTGACTTGATTTATCCAATGCTCTTCGGAAAATGAAGGGTTATAGTCGAGTATGGAGAACTCTGTGGTACGCATCTGTAGCTGCTGCCACTCAATAAATGAAAGCTCATTTGCCTCGTTTACAAATAATATTCTTCGCTTAGAACCACGTACTTTCTGCTCGTTGTCCGTGGAGAAGAACTCAATCCAAGAACCATTAGGAAATGTATACACGAACTCGGACTTGTTCATGCTTTTCTCATTCCACCATCCAAAAGAAAGCATCACGTCCTTAAAGTCGCGGTATACAGTACGCTTGATTGAAGGCATTCCGGCACGAATAACAGAAACAGTCATTTCTGTTGTATTATAGCATAACATACAAAGGAACTGCACAACGCTATAAGTCTTCGCGCTGCGGCTGGAGCCTTGAAGAGAACAAGTTGTGAATCCTGCTTCCTTGGCTGCTTTCACTCTCATGTAGTTCTTAGCCAAAAATACGTGTGGCATCTATTTTTGCTTTATTCTTTATCTGGTTGTGCTTCCTTGCGCTCTTTTTCCTTTTGTATCTCCGCAAGAACCTTGTTGTACTCCTCTGTGTTTGAAATGACGTGTATTTGCAACGGGTCCTGCTTGATTTGCTCGCCCTTGCTTGTAAGGTCGATGCGCTGTATTTTGCCGTAAGCTCTATCTACAACACGCTCGAGTATGTCCATACCCTTCTTGTCAAGTATACCCTTAGCAACAATGCGCTGCATCATAGGACGTGTCTTGTCAGCGAGAACAGCCTTAAGCTCGTCCTCAGGAAGGGTAGCGATGTATAGAAATGACTCGGCTATAGTCTGTGATGTCGGCACCTCGTAGCCTTTCTCTTTCATTTCAGTGATAAACGCTGTCATTGTCTTAGGCTTAGGCGGTCGCCCTTTAGGGTTTGTAACTTCGCCTTTTTTGAACTTGCCCTTTTCAAGATTGGCAAGTTGATTTCTGCGCTTACTTTCATTTTTTGATAGTGCCATATTATTTCCCTTTCTCCTTATATCTTCCTTGCATTATGTGTTTATCGTACATTTAAGCACGTTTATAGCTATTTTAAGCCGATTTACGGCACATTTCAAGTATTTGCATATACTCCATCAATTCACCACGGCAAAGTATATTGGCACAAAGGCTAACAAAAGCGGTAGCTTTGTCGCTTTCGTTAATCCTTTTTACTTCACTTGCACTCAAAGTTAACAAATATTCCATCACCGCTACTTTGTCTTTGGCTGGCAGCGATGATGAAATCTTGATATTGAGAGCACGTTCAATGGTTGTTCTGATGGGTAATGGTTTGCTCATAATTGTTTCTTTATTTATTCGCCATAAAATCTTTGCGGCTTCACTTTTTATTCATTATTTTTGGTTGTTACATAAATTATTATTATATTTGCATATCAACTTTTGTTGTGGGAGGGTTAGTAGCCAGTTGGAGTATATGAACCATCGGGACAAAAATAAACCCTACGGCGGCATCCTATATACAGGCGATACCGCCTTTTTTATTTTATATTCCGATAGTATATTTCTCTGTGACCCTCGTCAACATGCAAGTATATCAATGGTTTTGCTTCTGTTTGACCATCTTTCACCTGTCTCTTGTATTCTTTCACGCCTGCATCAATGTCCTCTCTATGGTATTTTGTACCCTTAGGGGTAAACGTGATTGCGATGTCTGCTTGTATCCTTTGCTTTTTATCCTGTTTCCACACTTTAAAGCTATGCTTAATGCCCTCAGCGACTTTGTCGGCACTTGGCTTGCCTTACAAAGCCATGATTTCGTGAGTGAACGAATTATCAGCTATTCCGTCAGGCGACGGCATTTCCAAAGACCTGCCATCTCTTAGTCGTATTTTTGCGCCGCCGTCTTTTTCGAGCGTAAAACTCAGACCGTTTTCGGCAAAGATTTCCCCCACCGTCCTCTCCAACTGGTTGTGCGGATTAGACCCTTTGTAGATTGCCACAAAAGCATTATTCGGATAACCCCTCCTAACCACTTCATACCCTTGCTTTTCGTAGCTCTCGGCAAGACTGGCGTTTCGAATCTTTCTTGGGTTATTGTTTCTTGTCCCGGATGAAAGTTTTACAACGTGTTTATCCATTAAGCAACTTTTTAGAACAGTCCCCATTCGGCAAACTTCTCGAAGCCACCGACCTTGTTGATGTAGTCTTTTGCTATCTCCACAATCTCGTAGTATGGCTTGCCGTCGACGGTTTCGTCACCGATAGCGCAAAACAACTCCACAGGCTTTTGTTCTTTTTGTGCCTTTAGAAAAGCGTAGATATTAACCGAGACATCTGCCTTCGACAGGTCTTTTCCGTGCAGTCCACCACCTGTTACCGACTGAGCCATGTCAGAGCCGAGCTTGCGGTTCGTCGCTCCGCTGTCCACATCAGTGCCCCCAGTCCAGTCACCGAGTGGGTTGATAGTTGCAGTAGGGTAGAGTTTTTTCAGCTCTTCTGTCTTGGCGTTGCTTTGGCATATCACCAGCTCGTCGCCGCCCAAGATGTACTTGCCGTCCGACGGATATCGTTCGTAGATGCCGCGAGCAATCTGGCTCAGCTCCCACTCTTCGTTAGTGATGGGCATACCCTTGAAGATTCCGTTATCACCGCAACGGATAATACCATCTTGATTCTTTGCAAGGTGCGCGTCTTGCGGATTAACTACAAGGTTCAGTCGTAAATTGTCGCAATTGGTGATGCGCTCCACGATTGTGTACACTTCTTCTTTAGAGAAGGCTACGCTACTTTCAATAATAACGTTAGCTACGCCATGTCCGATAAGGACTTCAACGGCAATCTTTGGAATTTCCTGCTTGGTGTAAGCAAGGTCAACGATGGCTCCGGCAATGCGGTCTGCGACTTTGTCGGGATGTTGTGGATTTACTTTTTCTATCATTTCTAATTTTAAATTATGTAGTTAAACTGTGATTTTTTCAGCCTTTTTCCCTGTGTAAGTTTCCCAACGATTGATTATTACATCACAATAATGAGGGTCAAGCTCCATCGAGAAACCGTTTCTATCGAGTTGTTCGCACGCCATTATAGTCGTGCCGCTACCTCCGAAGCTGTCATATACATTCCAGCCTTCCTGTGATGAGTTCTGAATAAGATATGCGAAAAGTGGAATGGGCTTCATTGTCGGATGTTCAATACTCTTTGTCGGTCGGTCAAACTCCATAACGGTCGTTTGTTTTCTGTCGCTAAACCAGTTATGGGCTGCTCCCTTTTTCCAACCATACAAGCAAGGTTCATGTCGCCATTGGTAGTCTTGTCTTCCGATTACCATAGAGTTCTTTACCCATATCAAATTTTCTCGTAGCTCCAGATCTACCGTGTTGATAAGGGCTTTTCTAAACCAATATGAGTAGCCGTCACTGTGGAATATATAGAACGAAGCGCCTTTCTCCATATTAGCATTGGCAGCGTTAAATGCGTTTGTCAAGAACTCCTCGAATTTGTCGTTGTCCATTTTGTCATTCAAGACAACCAGTCCGTCCTTGCGATGTCCTTCTGTTGTTGCACCATCATAACCATAAGCCACATTGTAAGGTGGGTCTGTCAAGTATAGTTGAATATTTGTGCCCCCGAGTAGTTTAGCGACTTGCGATGCGTCAGTAGAGTCGCCACACATAAGTCTATGTCTGCCAAGTTGCCAGATATCACCGAGTTTGCATTTCGCTTCTATCTCATGCTCGTCCTCATCGTATGCGTCGTCTTCCGTTTCTTTGCGCTCCGACATTTCTTTGACTGGCTCCGTGTCGGTCAAGAACGAGCAATCAACGCCCCAGTCCTGCAAATCGTCTACCTCCCAATCTCCGTTGGCAAGCTCGTCCCAGTCCCAGTTGCCAGCCTGTACGTTGTCCTTGATGGCGTATTCCTTAATTTTAGCAATGGACACGTCCTTGTTAAGTACAAAGCAAGGCAGCGCATCAAAACCTTCTACGCCTTCGTTGTGCAGTTCCTGACAGATACGCAAACGCATATTGCCGCAAACAACGACAAACTTGCCACCTTCGGCAGCGTATACCATAAGTGGTTTGTATTGCAGTAGTTCCGGCGAGTCCTTGAGTGACTTTTTTAGCTTGTCATGTTCCTCTCCTTTGAGATAACGAGGATTCTTTGGGATGCCCACAATCTGCCCTTCATTAAGCTCCAGACAGCTTAGGCTTATTCGTTCTTTAACGCCCAATTCGCTGAGCGTGTTATTCTGCTTTTTTGCCATATCGAACGTGTTTTATAATGATTTAAAGCAAAGTTAAGCTGTTTTATCAAGGTTTATAAGGATTTATCAGTTTCCGTGTAAACAAAAAGGGCACGCTACGTTTTTGCCGTGCGTACCCTTTAAATGTGTGTTATATTACAACTGAGCTGCCTGTGTTTCTGTGAGCGTTTCACAGATGTTCGCCGTTATTGCGTCTTGCATAAGGCGGTAGAGTTCGGATGAAGCTTCGATTACGTTCTTGCCGCCAACTTCGCCGTCATAAACGACGATTAATTTGTTCTGTAGTTGTATGAAATCCCGTAGTAAGGCGAGCATGTTGTTGGTTGTGTCACTGATTGATACATTCTCCTTATTGTTGTTTATAGAGTCCTTTTCCATTGTTGTGCGTGTTTAAATGGTTGATGTGTGTGGATTTATTTGGCGGTTTTGCCGTTAATCTCAGCAAGAGCGAGCTTCACGTTAAAGTTATTGTTGAAAAGGGCGATAATGAAGCGTCTGCCGCGCTGTGTCCAAACAGTGTAGACCTTGGTATGTGTGCCACCTTCGCTGCTTGGGAATGTATAGGTGTTAGTGTCGTGCAATTTCCAGCTTTTGTAAGGCTTGTGCAAATTCCATTGACCAGACTGCTTGTAGATGATGTTTGCTTGACAGAGCTTGTTGTGCAACTCATGTGCTGTGATGCCGAGGTCGAGAGCCACTTGACTTGATGTCATGCAGTCCTTTGAATTGAGTGTCTGTTCGTAGTATTCTACCTTTGGCGCATCCTTGGCGATACGCTCGCCTTGTACTTCGATAACTTGTTTGCTTTGGCTGTTCTCGCATTCAAGTTCTTTAATGCGCTCCTCGCGGCGTGCGAGCGCCGCCTTAGCAGCTATCAAGCCACGGGCGATAATGTCTTCCTCGCAATCTTCTTCTTTAGCCACAACGTATGCGCCTGTTGTGCGAAGCGAAGGCAGCACTTCGTTGAATACCCAATCTTGAAACTTGCGAGCTGTAGGCTTGCGAGATTGAAAGATGCAACGGTAGAGGTCGGGTTCGGTGACGAAGTACATTTGTTGTCCATGATTATTTGCATCCAATACAGTTATAGACGAGACATTAGTTGAATTAATGTCTCCTCCCAACCGTTTAGCCGTTGCGCCAACTTGCAACCCGAGTGAGTTGCATACATCTTTAAGGCAGAAAAGTAATTCGCCTTTCTCATTTCGTGTTACACGAAGTTCTCCGAACATTGGAGAATTAAATTTTTTAATTTCTTTCATTGTAGGACATTTGAAAGTTATCGGCAATAAAAACGGTATCGCCTTTCCCGTTGTCCTACACCTCAAAGGCAGTGAATGCATTAACATTTCACACGGGGGTACGATACCGATATGTTTCGATTGGTGGTAAAAAATACCGCCAACTGATTGTGTTTGCGGCTATATCACCGCCTTTGAATATGTAGGACGCCACAAAATTATAAAACCTTCTGTGATGTACAAAATTTTTTTGAGATATTTTTAAAAACCAAACAAAAATTAGTATTATCTTAGTTTGAGATTGTGATATTATACAGGATATTAGTTTTTGCTAAACCTATTTATCCTGTGTAATTAAATTTGTTTTCAACATGTTTATTTTTGATGTACATGTTTACTTATTTAACAACCTTAGCAGTTCTTTTCGAATAGCCTTTTGCACCTGTGATTTTGTTCTTGTAGTCGCCATGCCATAAGAACCACTATCTGTAAACACCTCACGACCTAAAGAATATCCATCTGATGCTCTAACAATGTCAACGATATGTCTTTTGTCGTATGTTCTCAGATGGCCTATGCGATATTCGACATCCTTAATGCGTATATATTCAGCATCGTTTGGCTTTGGCAGCTTAAAACTATTTATTTCTTTTGTTTTTGCACTGATATACTCAGCATTATATTTTCTGCTTGCACTTGCGTTGTTTGCGCTTACTGTTCTTGTTGAACCTCCACCTTTTGCCATAATCTTTTGTTTTTTTGCAAAGTTAATATTTTATGTAATGGGAAGGAGAACTGCTGCCCCACCCCGTGTAAACAATTAATCCTCGTCGTCGTCGCGTTCAAGTTCCGCGTCAGGGTTCTCTGACTTGAAAATTCTCCAAGCCTTGTTGAGTCTGCGACGCTGGTATTTAAGGTCGTCCTCGAGTCCTTTCCAGCCTATAAGGTATATATCACCATCTTCTTCTACGTATTCAACTTTGTAATCTAAGTCATCTACGGTAGCTTGAAAGCCAATAACGTTGCCATCCTCGTCCTTGATGTCCTGCGTGTCTACAAGACCCATTGGGCTGTAACCTATGCAGGTACACTCGATGTCAGGCAGCGACATTTCACCGCAAGTATCAAAATACTCTCTAAGGTCATTGTTAAGTTTCGATACCTTGTTCTTGAGCGTGTTGAGCTTTCTGAGTTCTCTTTTTGTAAGCTCGATTTTGATTTTGTTTTGTGATAATTCAAACATTGTTGTATCTCCTATTTTAATTTGTTATTAATTTCAACACCACAAAATTAATAAATTATTAATAGATAGCAAAATTATTAATAAGAAAAATTTAGCATTTAAGACATTTTAAACCTTCTGCAAGTGCACTACAATAATATATATAATAAAAGACCGACTCTCGCGAGCCAGCCTCCCTAAACTTAACCTATTGCTTATGTTTCAAGCAAAGGTACTGCTTTTGTTAATATGAATATAAATCCTGTTCGTTCTCGGATAAACTTTCTTTGTTTTCTCCGATTTGTTTATTTATCTTGGAATAATCTTCTATCTGATGCGTGAACGGTGTGAGCTTTTCCAGCTCCTTCTTCAAAGAAAAATCCTCGTTGAAGAACGCAACGCCTTCCTGTATCTTTTTTACGGCTTCAAGCTTCTTTTTTGTCGTAACGACAGGGTTGATATATACGCACCCGTTCTCTTGGGCGAACCGCCGGCACTCGTTGCCACCGCCGTATATCACAAACAAAGGGGTCTTGCCGAGCGCCCAGTCTTTGGCGATTGACAATTCAAACGCGAGATTGTTTAGTCTGTCCGAATAACCGCGAGTTGCAAAAGCCGACCAGCCGCGCGGAACACCAAGCATGTTCAGCTGGTACCATTTCTGCGCCACGTTAAGGTCAACGAATACTCCGATGCCACGAGATTGCATCGCGCGAGCTATCCAGCGCTTTTTGTAAAGTGCTTGCATACCGAAAGATATTGGCGTTTCGTTGTAAAGCGAGAAATTTGGCTCTACAATATTCGCAGGATGGTGTTGTCTAAATATTTTTTCAGGGTGTTCGTACACAGCCGTAAAGCGATAATCATCAGTATAAAAATGCAGCGTTCCCTGTCCGTTCATGTTGTACGTGCGCTTCTGCTCGCCGAAGCAGAGGAATGGTATTTGACATTCGCGAGCCTGCATATTAATATCGAGTGTAGGTATTTCCAGCTCGTTATCCGTTGGGAACAGCATATCCGGTATTGTTACATCATAATCCCTTCTCATTGTCGTATTGTTTTAGGTAGTCCTTAATTTTGTCGTATAAACTCACGATAGTTTTGTCTTTGACTTGCATATACTGCCAGTATTTGCGTGTCTGGTTGATAACATTCTGCCTTGTGCGAGAAATAAGCCGTGCGGCGCGTTCGGGATGAATGTTATAATCTCTTGTTATAAGACAGTACAAGCCGCGGAGCTCGTTGGTTTTCGCCGTTTTAATCTCCGACACCAGTTGCATAAAAGTTATGCCACCAACCGCACAAACGGCATTTAGAATGCGGTCAGCCCAAAGGTACTGTTCTGTTTGTGAATACATCATAAGCAATAAATTTAATAATTATCGCTGCAAAGTTAGTGAAAACTAATAGAATTTCAATACAAACTCTTAAAATATTATAAATAATTAATAGAAAGTTATTAAGATTGAGAATGTTTTATTAATTTTGTGGCGTGCAAAGGCAAAAGTATTGCTACAATGCACTACTTCACGACCCGTGTACATCGTGAAGTGTCGAACATGGATTTAGGCGCGTTTTTACAAACGCATTAAATACGAAGCGGCGAGGTAAGTACACAACCTTGTCGCTTTTGTTTTTACAAACATGAAAGTAAAGAGATATATAATAAATCAAATGTATCGCAATTCCGATTTAAGAAAGGCGATAGCGTTTTCTTTGTTTGTAAAAGCGCACTCTCGCAATTCTATCATTAAGAATTGGAATATTAACAAATTACATGATATAACAGGCGTGAGCGTAAACGCTATAAAGGCAAGATTAGCTACTTTGCGCAGCATGGGCTTGATTGAAGAAACGGGTGTTGATAATAAGCACCTCGTTTTCAAATCGTTGCACAGTCATACCGCTCACCGCAACGTTGTCCTGCCGAGTGTTGAATTTAAACCTGATGTAAACTTAAAAAAGAATGCCTATGCACAAGAAATCAAGAATTTAGAAAATGTTTTAGTCGCAATGTTGCTTGTAGAAATACAGCGTCGAAAAGACTTTGCCGAACAAATGATTCAGCTGAAGCGCAACCCACATTCTAAGAAAGAATATACGGAAGCGGTGAAAACTTGTAATCGTTTTGGTTATAGCAGAAGATTTATAGACAGAGGTATTTCATACAAATACATGGCGGCAAAAATAGGTATGTCTATCTCTAAATCAATGCAAATAGTAAAATTCGCGGCGAATTATGGTATCGTAAAGAAAATGCGCAATATCGCCAAAAGATTTAGCATGTTTGCAAAATACACAGAAGACATGCTTACAAACTATACATATAGCTATCGTAACTGGATATATAAAATATACGCCAACAAATACGTCGTGCTATAATATGGTATATATTTGATATTGAAAAACTAAGATTTGAAATTATGCACTTTATGACAACAATAGGAATAATATTACTCGTAGCCTACGTCGCCTTTGTGGTAGGCTCGTTGGGCTATACAATAGGGTTTCTTCACGGAAACTCAGCGAAATACAACGAACATAATGAACTTTAGCTTCATGGAAACGATGGATAAAGAAGTCTACGAAATCAAAAAGGACGGCATGACGCGAGCTGAACGCAGAGCGTACAAGCGTATGCTGGCGAAACAAAAGAAAGGACAGTAATATGGCAAACGAAAACAAAATTATCGCCTATAAAGGCTTTGACAAAGATTTTAAATGCCGAGGTTTTCAATACGAGGTCGGCAAAACATACGAAATGGACGGCAATATTGCATGTTGCAACCGTGGCTTTCACGCTTGCGAGTCGCCAATGGAGGTGTTCGACTATTATGATATGCTAACCTCTCGTTTCGCAGAAGTGGAACAATTCGGCAAAATGGACAAAGAAGCCGATTCAACAAAGACGTGTTCTTCGCGTATTAAAATCAAAGCAGAACTAAAACTTGCCGACATCATCAATTTGGGTGTTGAATGGCTGAAAGAAATTACTATGCCATCCAAGATTGAAACAAATAACAGTTGCAATAAAGACGACTCCGCTCAGATTGGTTCATCGGGCGACTCCGCTAAGATTGGTTCATCGGGCGACTACGCTAAGATTGGTTCATCGGGCGACTACGCTCAGATTGGTTCATCGGGCTACTCCGCTCAGATTGGTTCATCGGGCGACTCCGCTAAGATTGGTTCATCGGGCGGCTCTGCTCAGATTGGTTCATCGGGCGACTACGCTCAGATTGGTTCATCGGGCGGCTCTGCTCAGATTGGTTCATCGGGCGACTCCGCTCAGATTGGTTCACCGGGCGACTACGCTCAGATTGGTTCATCGGGCTACTACGCTAAGATTGGTTCATCGGGCTACTACGCTCAGATTGGTTCATCGGGCGGCTCCGCTCAGATTGGTTCATCGGGCGACTACGCTAAGATTGGTTCATCGGGCGACTACGCTAAGATTGGTTCATCGGGCGACTCCGCTAAGATTGGTTCATCGGGCGACTACGCTCAGATTGGTTCATCGGGCGACTCCGCTAAGATTGGTTCATCGGGCGGCTCT